ATGCAAGGGCTATTATTAAATATATCCGTAGTACACAGGGAATAGTGGGGTATGGACTATTGAATATCTACATTTTAAATTATTCCGATACTGCTATAACATACCCTGTTTATTATAGTTCGGAACTTGATTTTAAAACATTTTCTGATGATGCGACAGCGCGGCAGGTATCAATAAGCACCCTTGACGGGCAGTTATACAGAGACTTGCAAAGCAGAGGAGATACCGAATTTAATGCGCCAATGTGGTTGAATATCGGAACTGATGCAAGCCCAGAGTGGGTAAGGAACGGCGATAATGCTTTTGTATGCCACAACGGAATAAAGCTATTGTATAATGCTACTTTCGCGGGTAGTGCAACCGCAACAACGCCTACTACTTTTGAATTGTTTGGATTCTTTGGCTCGAATTGCACATCATTAGGGCAAACCACATTTCCAGGTCTTAATCCCTACAATATCGTTCAAAATAATGGAGCTACCACATACATAGGCAATGACATTTTACAGCCCCAGATACCACAAAGAAATCAGTCTACATGGCTAAATCAATATAACAACTCATTTTCAGGGTTAAACAACCCTAACTTTTATTCTCGGGATAACTTCTGCCTGAAAAATGCATTATTTACCGGGCAATCATTTCAACTAAATGTACAAGTAAAGGCATCTTTTGTTTCAAACGGAACAAGCGACCCATCGCACGGTACAATTATCGTGAATGGTGCGCCAACATTGAATACCTTTTTGGGATTTGTGCTATTCGGTATTGACCCATCCCAAACGCCCGGAACTTTTGACGGGTTGCCTGACAAATACCATTCGACTGTATATGGTGATGACATTTGGGCTATCGCGCCACTACCTGGAGTGCCGACAACACAACCTGCAAGTACCTACACAAGCCAACTTTTAGGGTATATTCCTTTAGTGGATGGCACTAACGTAGTTGATATTAATTACGTTTCAAACCCGATGCTCATTACATTATTACCAAACTATGTGTATGTGGTTGGGATGGTTTTTGATAATTATATCACAAATCCTTTTCAGGAAGTTTTTGGCGCGGGTGGTCTTGATGGAGGTTCAAATGCAAATTTCTCACTAACTGATTTACAGGTTTCTTTCTTTTCGGAATATAACCAATGGCCATCAAATGCCGCCCCGGTTCCGGCACCAAGCCTTAACCCTTCTGTATTCCCATCTATGCGGTTATGGTATTTAATGCAGTTGCTTACATCATACCTGCCAACGACAAATGCGGATGGGTACGGTTTCCCGAAACCAGTAACAACAGAGTATACTTTCAAAAGCGATTTTCTTTCAGCGGGTTTATTCGGCACGCCCCCGGTAACGGTAAAAGATGTTGTGCCGTCTCAAATACATATTACCTCTTCTTATTGCATCCATGATCTGCAAGGCAACCCATACATAACGGCAAGTGTAAAGCAGGGATTTAACTTTTGTAAAAAGGTGCTGGGGTGTGGTATGGGGATTGAGTATGACATTAACAATAACCCGACCATCCTTAGAATAGAAGATTTGGGCTATTTCTTTGACAATACGACCATGATATTGGATTTGGGATATGATGTTACCGAACTAACCATTACTCAATTAAACGTAGGATTAGGGGCAAATTTGAAACTTGGATATACAAAAGCAAATACAAATACGGATTTTGGAGTAGACCCGATAGCGACTGAATTATTTTTTAATACCCCAGCTAATAATATACCTGGCACAATGGACTACGAGGAAAGCGATGTGCTTGTAGAACAATATGCCATTGAGAAAATAAGGGCGCAAGTTACAAGCCAACCGATAGGAACAACTTACGACCCGGCTAACCCGTCAACGGATAATCAGATAGTGGCTTTATACTGCTATCCTTCATCAACAATAGGATTGCCAGATACCGCAAGCCCTATTTATAATTTTGCTCCTTATGACCCATCAAACAACCTTATAGATGTAATTGCCTTTACTCCCGTAGTTTTCCCGGATGCACAGAGCATAGACCCTGGGGCGGGTAGTGCAACATATGTATTTGGGGCTTATTATCCTGACACTTATATAAATCTACCATTATCACCATGCAGGGCATTGCAACGCGGCGGTGGTCAGCTATTACACTCTGTATTGGATGAAATGGATAGCGACAGCCTGACATTCAGAAATACTGGTGTAATGCAATATAACAATACCGTTGTTGGGTTGTCTGGTATAGAGAGCAATTTAGTAATTGGCAGCGGTGCGGGGAATGTTACAACAGAGTTTAAGGACGTGCCGATAAATTCACTGCCAACGCAGCTATTCAAACCAATTATACTAAAGTTTAAAAGCAAATACCCGGTAAATATGTACCAGATATTAAATAATAACCCTAACGGCTATGTTCGGTTTTTTTGGAACAATGAGGATGGATTTGGCAGTAAAGAGTACAAAGGTTTTATATCAAAAGTATTTCAGAGCGCAGCAACAAACGCACCTACCGAATTTGAACTATGGGCAACGCCGGATATGGTGATTTAATTACAAAGATGTAAGGTCGTAAATTGATGAACCCCATGTAAAAGTTAGTGTAGGTTGATTATTAACCACATTTGAACCGGATATGTATTCACTTAGGGTAGAAGTATCAGAAACGGATCGATAAAAAACGGAGTAAATGTATGGGGAACTGGCATCTATCGGATTTATAGCCCATAATTTTAATGCTGTGCCGCCCTGAATTAATGAAGGTAAAAAATAATTTTCAGTCGATGATTGAACAGCAAAAGTAACGGTAGTTGTAGGTGTTGTCTCTGTTACGGTTTGGTTACTATGGAATGTGATAGTATCGCCGCCACCCTGCAAAACATATTTCTTTTCCATTTGTACATGCATCGTAGTAGTTGCATTTATAAATGGGGCATCAAGATTATTATTACTTGATTTGTGGCAACCCATAAAAATGATGCAGGCAGGCAATAGAAATAGTTTTTTCATAACATTATTTTGAACAAATGTACAATAAACAATTATAGTTCCAAATATCTTACCTTTACCTTAGATTTTCCTCAATACCCTATCAAATGAAACGTTTAATATTCTTTCTGGCATTATTGCCGATGTTCGCACATGCGCAAGTAAATTATGATAGCCTTTACCGGACTTTATATATTCAATACAACCCTGCACCGTTTGGATTTACAAAACTGATACTGCCAATAGATACGGCTAAGTTGCCGACATACACCCGCAATAATATAAAAGGCTCTCTTTGCTTTTTTAACAACAGTTTATATGTCAACAACGGAACTGGGTGGGCGGCGGTCGGTTCATCCAACTACTACGCAGGCTTCGGCATGGGGTTACACAATGACACATTTTATGTTGACACAACTAAAATAGCAACTAAATATCAATTACACGATAGTTTGGCGGGATATGCGACAACCGTAGCACTTACAGACACGGCGGCGGCGATACGTTCTGCGATCCCTTCTGGCGGAACTGCATCACTTACTGCTACATATATCGGTGTAGGTAATGGCAGTAATCAACTATCAGGCACTAATGATTTGAATTATAACACCACCTACGGTTTTTATGTTCAGCCCAATAATTTCCATGCTATGAATGTAGCTGCACCGGATGCAAGCCATATATTATTTCAGGCAGGGGACTATACTGGATATACAAATAACACCCACATAACAGTTAACGATGCAATTCAGGAGGTAGATATTGTAGGTACAAACGTAGCTATTGATGGCAATATACTTAATGCTACTTGGGGTGGGTATGCAATAGGGTTGAATGTAGGGGGAACTAATTCAGATTTATCTGCTACCGGAGGTGCTGGTAATTACTTAAAACAATCTTCTCCCGGAGCCGCTATAACAGTAGGCACAATACCACTTACAGACATAACGGGTACGGCAGTATTAGCTACAACAGTTGCATTAACTGATACTGCCATTGCAAGGGCAGCAACAGCACAGACAAACTTGATAGATACGGCGGCAGCAATCCGATCATCAATACCCGTAGTTCCGTCAATTTATGTCAATAGCGTTGTAGGGACTGCGCCGGTTACAGCATCGGTAAGCACCCACACAGTAACGGTAGGGATAAATACAATTACTGCCACTTCCGTACTGGCTAATACCACAACTGCAAATGCTACCCCGGCTCAGTCTATATCTTATTCCTCATTGTTTGGAACTACAAGCAATTTAGTATCCAGAGACGCCAATGGAAACAGCCATGCTAATAATTTTGAAAGCCAAAGAGGTTCTGTAAACAGTTCTCCGCAAACACTAACATCAGGAAATCCAAGAATTACAGAGGCTACATTAGCCATAACAAGCACGCCAATACGTTTTAATCTAAATCCCGGAACAACATTTAATGCAGGACACGTCTTTGAAATTGATAATAATAGTAATTATGTAGATACAGTTTTTAATTATACCGGATCGCAGGTATCTTATAATGTACCCGGTTCCTACGAAATTCTTACACTAACAAATACGGTATCAAACGCCTGGGATAACCACTGGTTGCTACCTTCAACTTATATTGCCGGCACAAGTATTTTTAATATTTCAGGGGCGACATTAACGGCTGCTAATTTTTCGGGGACATCATCCGGCACAAATACAGGAGATCAAACAATAACATTAACTGGAGATGTTACCGGAAGTGGTACGGGTTCATTTACCACAACATTGAAAAACACAGGAACAGCGGGAACTTATGGCGGATCAGCCGGACAGTTATTAGGCATTACAACAGACGCACAAGGAAGGGTAAGCGGCACATCTATTTATACATTCACGCCAACATCTGGTACAGTTACAAGTGTAGGATTAGTGGCAGGTACAGGAATGTCGGTTACCGGAACATCTCCAATTACTGGGTCTGGCACATATACGGTCGTAAACACATCTCCCGATAAAACCGTAACAATTACAGGGGCTACAGGGTTGAATGTTACCAGCGCATATCCAGCGTTTACGTTGACGCCTACGGGGGTTAATAGCGTGGTCGCTACGGGAGTAATGACCGCGACAGGGACAACAACAGTAACGGTAGGTATGCCTCAATCCAACACATCAACAAGCGGCTATTTATCTTCAACAGACTGGAACACTTTTAATGGTAAGGGTTCGGGTAGTGTTACTTCCATACAGGTAGCAAGCAATGCAGCCGCATATTCAGTAACACCAACAAGCGCGGTAACATCAAGCGGCATTTATAGCATTGTGCCAACAGGAACAAGTGGACAATACGTAAAAGGTGATGGGACATTAGGTACTTCAGTTAGTGGCACTGTTACTTCTGTAAAGGTCGTATCTAACCTTACCTGCTATACTGTTACGCCCACAACGTCTGTAACATCATCAGGCATATACAGTTTAGTTGCTACGGGTACATCTTCGCAATTCGCAAAGGGTGACGGCAGTTTGGATAATAATACTTACCTAACAGGCAACCAGACAATAACACTCACGGGCGCAGTAACAGGTAGTGGCGCAACTTCAATAGCAACCACATTAGCTGCTTCAATAGTTGGTACAGCAAATCTATCTGCCACAGGAACACCATCGGCAACTACCTATTTATCCGGCACGAATGTATGGAGTACCCCGACAGCAGGCCCGGGCGGATCGAATACCCAAGTGCAATACAATAATAGCGGGTCTCTTGGGGGCGCTTCAAACTTACTTATAGCAGCAGATGGGAATGCACTACATGCTACAAGTGTTTATACAACCGCAGTCACAGCACCATCAAGTGGAAATATAAAAGTGTATGGCAACAGCATAAACGGACAGGATGAGCTTTGGACAAGCAATAGCGCGGGTGTAGATATTCAGGTAGAAACATTTTTAGGTCAGCACCAATGGGGTTTGTGGACTACAAACGGTACATCTACTCAACAGCAGGGATTTTTCACAGCCGCGACAAGCACTTCTGGTACATCAACATTTAATCTAAGGACTTATGATGCAACCAACCTTGCACCCAACCTTATGTACAACAAGCTGACGGGTTCGGCTTCTCCTAATAATCAAGTGGAGATATGGTTTGGATACACGGGAAGGGATGCAATGATTGGAAATAATACTTACGGTGGTGGTAGTAAATTAGTGATTGATTGCGCCCTGCCATCTTATGTATCTACGCAGCGTTTCTTTGCAGGTTATACTTCTACATTTGGACAAATATCTACAACAACAGACCCATCGGCAGTTTTAAATATCATAGGCGTAGGCAAGGATGCGGCAGACGCTACCTTGCAATTTATGTTTAATAATGGTTCGGGAACGGCAACCAAAGTAAATACAGGTATTACTCCGACTGTAAATGATGAATACATTATCACAGTTACATTGCCATCAAATACTGCATCTTCAACTGTAACTATTGAAAGGAGAACTAAATCGACAAGTACAAAAAACAGCGCGACAAACAGTGCGAAAATACCATCGGCAGGAACTTTAATGTATTGGCATGCTATGAGTAATTCCGCAGCAGCTTCAACAGCTCCGGTTATTGGCATTAAACAAGTATGGGAGGAATTGTATTAAATAATTAATTAAATTTGCCTAACCTATCACTCTGCCATGTCTAATCCTATAGCCGACTTTCCCGCTTCAAATTCAGTTTATATTAGTGATCCAACAGGATTACCAGTATTAGGACAAAGCCCATTCGGGGTATATGGTATTCAAGATTGGATGTACCCGGCACAATACCAAAGCAAAGTTACTTTTGATGATGAAATGAACTTTACAGTCCATATACAGGGGGATACAACGGGATTGCAGAATGGGGATGCTAAATTATACCTGCTCGACTATTACGACCCAATTAACGGAACTTATAAAATTGCCGGGACTAACATTTATATTCCGGTCGGGGCATCTAACTACTATACGCCGACAGTGGGCGCAATTGATTTGAATGTAGCACCTTATTTTAAGGGTAAGCAGCAGATCGCAGGGAATTATTACAACAACCCACTTTCGACAGATAACGGAACGCCACTAAAAACATTCATGTGGTCGTTTTCATTCAGCGATTTGAGCATATCAACAGCGGGTACTTACTACCTTATGCTTGTGAATAGATTACACCTTGACGAACCAAATACTAATACCTATACCCCATATTTTAGTGAGCCAATGATGGTACAAGCATCATGGAAGAAAACATTACTTTTTCAAAGTACCTTCAACACAAATAAAAGTGATAACTGGAATATTGTGGTAACAGGATGGTTCAATGACTATCCGGCCAATACACAAACATATACCCCGATATTTCAAAACAGATGTGAAGGGTATGTTATTGACTATGACCCAAAAGCAGTACAGGTAAGTTACCTCCAACAGTCTTACCAGGCATTGCAGACATTCGGGAAATGGGTGCGAATGAAAACTTTGAAAATCGGGGAATTGGAGCGAGGCATCCCGCCGCATATTTTAGAGGCTATTTCTGCTCAAATACTGGCAGATACCTACTACATAAACGGCTATCCTTACATTAACTTCAATACTTCAAATTCAACCCAATTAGGGGATATGTGGAAGTCCCGCAGGCCGAATGATGCTTACCCGTTAATTTATGCTTCAACTATGATTATGGAGAAGTATCAGGGACAGGGAGCTATCGTAACACCGCCGCCGCCAGTACCTACCCGTTATTTTGACCCTGCTTCTTTTAGTCCGGGATTTGCATAGGTGGGCTCAACTACGGAAGCTCAATAAATAGTTGCAGCTAAAATGCGCCATTTATATAGCTACGGTGAAAGTCTAAGTTGTTCTATAATTAGCTGTTATGAATGAGCAAGGTCTTTTAGATAGAATGTTGAATTTTGTGATTAGTTCTGCTTATCATAACTGCATTATGGAACAAAGCAGCGCAGCCGAACCAAGCACGGCTGGCCTGTTTAGTAGGGATATGAAACACGGACAATGTGAACGCTATTAGCCGAAGCCTACGCTATGGCGACAACCTCTTTATAAATCGAAAGCGCCATTACAGATATTCCAATAGAAATAGTTATGTTGAGTAGGAATGAACATGGCAGATTCAAACCATTACTACTTAACATCAACTATTTTTATGACGTTTAAAAGGAATGGCGTGGAGATTTATTTGTGGGAAATGTTGGAATTGTCAAATATCTTGTATATTTGAAGTGCCAAACTTAGAAGATGTGATGCAATTGTTTTGAAATGGTTTAGTGGCAACCGTGATAAAAAAGAATTAACTGAGTTATGTAATACCATGCTGCAATTGACCCAGCGACAGCAGCAATTATCGTCCCAACAGCAATCCATATTGTCCACCGATTTAGCCGTTGTTGATAAAATACCTGCTTCCTTAAAACCTCTGCCTGTACAGCGTTTAGTTGGATTTGGCTTTTTTGGTACTCCATTTGGTTCCGTTCTAACAATTCTGCCTTAGCCCTTAAAGCCCCTTCCTCCTTAATTTTTTCGGTATATCCACCTTTGGAAAGTAATATTTCTCCTTGTGTCGTAATTGATAGGAATTCTACAAATCCACTAAGGGGATTCCTGTTCTCATGTGTTGTAATATTCTTATCATTAAACAATATCAATAAAACACTTTCAAAGTCGGATTTGCTGATATTGGGGAATTTAGGCTTTAGCGTATAATTCCACCATTTTGTGTTGCTTTCGTCTTTGGGTGTTTTAGATAAAAATAGCAACACATCATCACATTCTTTTTCAAGCATACAATTTCAGTTTGGCGGCATAAACATAAAATAAAAAACCCGCATTTCTGCGGGTATTACATTGTTTTGCCAAACTGAACGTAAGTGTTACAAAGGTACATAATTCTTTAATTCCGGCTCCTGGTATTGCTCAATAAACTTATCATACAGTTGCAGGGTTTCAACCGTCATTCTCAAACATTCTTCATAAGCGGATTTCTCCGCTTCGTCAGTTTCAAAAATATCAGTAATAATCCGGCGTGTAGCCAAAAAATCCCTCTCAAATGGTTTCCATTCACTTTCGGGAATGCCGCGCTCCAATGCCCATATAATCAGGTCTATGACCTTAATTAGCTTGGTAGTTGTTTCGCCGTTTATATAGTCGGCGTACTCCGGCCGGTGAAGCCATTCGATTAGTTTGTTCGCCCTTCGTGTAAGTGCTGCGCGTTTCTCAGGGATCATACAGCAAATGTAAAAATAATTTGGGTAGGGTGACGAGGTTCTTAATGCGCTAAATAGAAATCCCCCGACCGACATCGAGGGATTTTTCTTTACCTTCGTTTTGCGAACTAAAAATAAAGAATATGAGTAAAGTAAAAGTTTTATTTGCTGGTACTATACCAAATCATATACCATCAGAAATCCGAAAAGAACGCGAATCCAATTTCAACAAAGAAATGTTTGAAATTGCGGAAAGATACAGCGCAATTGGACACATTTTTAATAGAGTAATTGATTTGCCTGTTCAGCATTTTATGGGAGATGATTCTGTAATGATGTTTGAATTTCCCGAAGAATTAAATATCCCTAAAGCGATGCAAAAAGAAATAGCGAAAGCGTGGAGTAAAATTTGGGAGCATTAATTACCAACCCGGAGGCATTGTATAATTAAAGGTGAATTTCCCGTTTGTTATACTTACTTCTCTGGGTTTTGATTTGTTCGTAAACCAGCTACGAACTGCCTTAGCTATGCGTTTCATAAAATAAGTTTTGCGCTCACTTACCAAACATCCATCTACATAACACCTACCAGCTTAATCCATTTACAGCGGAGTTGTTCTATAAATATTTTTATGTTGAGCAAGATTTTGCCTTTTGAAAATCAAAGTTACGAAAATCTGCTTAATATAAAAATAATTATAGCAACAAGATTCGGACGCTGATGGCTTAATCACGGAGCGATGTGGTTGATGTTTACCTAAAAGCTAAATCAAGGTACTGAAGCTGGATTATATAATTTTGCTAAACTAAAAAATATTATTAGGTATATCTAACTTTTACCTACATTTGTGATAGATTTTCCTTAACACCCTATCCAAATGAAGCGTATCCTTACCCTGCTCTTACTGAGCATTGCAATAAGCGCACAGGCGCAAATATCCATTACAACCCGCGTAGATAGTGTCTATGCAATCAATAACAGGCAGATAACCACATCAGTACCCCCAAATCTTGTTTATCCCGTTCAAGTAGGTTCCAAAACAGATAGCCTTTGTGCTATTATCAATTCATTGGTAGATACCGTCAATAACATTGTTGGTACTACTTTGGGCTTGCAAACGGTAACAGACAATCTTGATACGACAAACAATTCAATGACGGTTGGGGATGGTACATTTTATACGGTACATTCACCCATAGGAATAACCACAGTAAAAAAATCGGGTAACATGGTGGAATCCTATTTGGGCTATATATCCGGCAAAATATCGCTATTGCTAAAAGACGTGGCAACCACAAATTATTTTTATGTAAATAGTGGCACCTTAACAGCTAATCATTTTGGATATTTCCCCAATGAAGGAACCAGCGGCGGCGGCATACCTTCGACCTTTGTACTTCACCATACTATTTACCCGATCACTGTAGATAATACAGGCAGTGGCGACAGCACAGTAATTGCGCAAGGTTCAATTCAATTATACGCCCCACCTGTTACCAGCCTTAATATGCATAGTTGGCTTACTCCATTCTCCTTACATTTTGGGCAGATTAACACAGCTCATACGCATATTGATGGGCTAACGGTAGGGTTTACAGCAGATGGAAGCAACTACGCCCAAAACTTCCAGAACGACACAGGGGCAATTGCTCTTGTGCATAATATCACGGATGCAATTGCAGCAAGTACGACAGTTACACCCACTTATTTCGCTTATGGCAATACAGATGGCACACTTACATCAAGCCCAGATGCAATATTTAATCGTGGAAATGAAATATCTTTTGGTATTTCCGGCATGCAACTAATGGATTTATCGAGGCCGGCAGGTAATATTACAGCTTCGCTTGGCGATGCTGCAAATTCAACTAATGGAACTAAAATTGTTATTGCAGATAACTCAAAATCCACAACAATAACTAACGCATTTGCATTAAAAGCAATACAGGTATATACAGTTGGAGGTAGTGTAACAATGAATGATGGAACACCTGGGATGCGGTATGACCCAGCTACGCTACAATCAAGCGCAACAATAACAACATGCGCCAACCCGGTAGATGGGCAGCAAATGACTATTTATTTTGGGGGGACAACATTAACAGGGCATGGTACGCGTGTAATTACATTACTGACGCTGGCTGCCAATGCGGGGCAAAGTCTGGCGGGTATAATCGTTCCGAATCTTGCCACAACAAGTACAATATTACACCTCGTTTGGATGGCAGATATAGCAACATGGTATGTTTGGTAAAATTATAAATTCATAAACATGCACACACACCACTATTACGATAATAATATGCCGCCATTGCCGCACATTACCAACCTATTGCTTGTGGGAGGTACTTTTTTCTTTTCATTTCTACCAAATTTAGATCATAATGAATTGAATGAATGGTTAACTACAATAAGTAAAACCATTTCTATCATTTTGGGATTGTTTGCTCTTTGCAGCTATGGGGCAAAATTTATAATGTGGTATATACGTTTAAGGAATAGCCGGCGCATCAATAAGAATAAATCAGGAGGGAAATTATAATGCACCACCCGAATACATATAGCATGATAATTACTGAGGCAGCTGTATTGGCTGTTTTGTGTTATCATATTTTCAAGCGTGTTGGCTGGGACTGGTTTATAAATAACTAATGAAAGCACTACTTACCATATTATTTCTATTTGCATCAATAAGCGATTTTGGGCAGGTAACACGGCGTGAAGTGAAGATAGCGAAGCGCCAATACTTGAATGAGAAACGCCCGGAATGGCGGGAGATAGATAGCCTTTTTTATGTGGGGATGAAAAGAATAAGACACGATCAGCATTTTCGGATAATTAAACGATAAATTTTATGATACAACAACCTAACAAAATGGAAATGGGCATTTTGAAACTGATAATTGCCCGGTTGAAAAGTAAAAGCCCGGCCATGTATGCAAATCTGACTAAAATAGCAGGTATTGTAGTAGTCCTCACAGGCGGCTTTATTGTCATCTATAATGCAGGTATCATACCGGCTCATTACGCGGTGCTTGCGGGCAAGATTGACAATATATGCGTAGTGGTGGGTGCAGCAGCTACTTCGCTGGGGCTTGTGTCTGCTACGACAACATCCGACCCCGACCTGATACACCCGGAAGTGAAGCAAAACATTATCGACCAGGCAATATCCAAAGGCGATGTTACAGTACGCGGGAACGATCAAAATTGACTGCCCAGAAGCGATAAAGGTAGGACTGCTGATAATAGCGGCGATTATGACTTTTGCATTAGCGGGAATACTCTTATCTTTGAATCTTAAAAAAAAAATAAATATTATGACAACATTCACAGAAAAGGTAGGTCAATTGGTACAACTTGTTAAGGCTGACTTCAATGGTGCAGTAGATGCCCAGACAAAGAGAAATGTATTAGAGGCTGCAAAGACCGTAGCAGATACACTGCTGGCCGGGTCGCCCTTTGCCGTAGCTATTGTCAATTTTATTATTGGCGACTTGGAAGCAACCATTAAAGGCTAATGAACGGGGAAGAAACAAGGGAACAGGGTTATAGTCCCAATCCGGTCAAGCCCAAGATATTATTCGGCAAGACGTTTTCCCTTGCTTCGTTTTTATCATTATTCGAAAGGAAGAAAAAAGAAACTTTGAAAGAGGACTTGAGGCCGGAGATACCAGAAAGCAATGTGCAATAAATGCACTTTCCTTTTAAAAGCAAAAATTAAAGTTATGGCAGACTTTTCAGCGGCACAACCTTATATCTTAGCCAATGAGGGCGGATATTGCGATACAACCGGGGATACGGGTGGAGAAACCTACATGGGAATTTCCCGTAACAACTGGCCTAATTGGGGCGGGTGGTCTTTAGTAGATGCTCACCAACCTTTGCACTACAATGAAATCATTGCTGATGACAACCTAAACAGCCTTGTAAATCAGTTCTACAAAAGGAACTTTTGGGACACGATGCTTGGGGATGGCATCGACAGCCAAGCGGTAGCGACTTACCTATACGACTTTCACGTAAATGCTGGCGGTAACGCTGTTAAATGCGTTCAGCGTGTAGTTGGTTCAAATCCCGATGGAATGTTTGGTAATGGTACGCTAAATGCGTTAAACAACTATTCCGGTGATCTGCTTTCAGACCTTAATAATTCCCGAATTGCATATTATACAGAAATATCCCAAAATGGTGCAAATGCTAAGTTTTTGAATGGATGGTTAAAGAGGGCAAATGATATGTACGCTAAACTTAGCGAAGGGACATAAAGACGTGTGTGTGATTTGATTATTGATAAAGAGCTGGCTATTCATAGTCGGCTCTTGTTATTTTATTTCTAAAAAAAAGTTTCAAAAATGTTTCAAAATAGTTTCAATTATTAGAAATAAGATTTTACCTTTACAAAAATTAGAACAATGAAAGATTTACAACCACTCCGAATATTCGATACCAACTTCTCCTTTAAAACAGGTTTTGGTAAATTTATATGGATTATCAGCAAGCGCAATGAATTGCAGACGGCATTTTTTAGAATTGTAATACATCTTAATTAAATGATGGAGATCATAATAAAAGACAAACGACTGATATATGCTGATAGGCATTTTGTCGGTTTATATGAACAAGGTTTGATTTATTGGTATCACGATTGCCCTGTTTACCTAACATTGAAGGATTTGCAAAATATTGTTATTGCTTTGGAAAATTTATAATCAAGCCTGTAAAGCGTTTCATCTTATATCCAAAAATAATTTTAAAAAATAGTTTCAATTTCAAAAAGTTTGTTTATCTTTGGTGTAACAAAAGCAAACGATATGAAAAACAGCACTCCATTTTACGACAGCATGATAGCTAAATTTACAGAGCAGGTTGAGTTACTTTCCCCTAATGAGTTCGGTAAATATCCATACTCAAAAGAAGCATTAGAAATGGCTTTATCAGAACTTCAATACTGGCAGGGAGCAAAGTACAAGGCAGAAGTTGCGCCTGTTACCGGGACTTGTGGAATAGTTAAAAGCCACATGACACCACAGTTAATACAAAGGTCTTAATATTCATTCACCCACAAAAACGAAACGAAATGAAAAGCGCATATACATTAATTGCAATTCACCAAAAGGCTACTTGCACCCTTGAAATGCTTGAAAATGCACGTAAACGCACAGAGCAACTAAAGGAGCATTTAAAACTTTGGCGTGATCGGCACCACATGCAATGGGTTCATAACAATTATAGAAACGAACAGGATATTATTGATAATATTATCACTGCCAATCGTGTCTATTGCAGGATAAAAAGGTATTACCTTAATCTTTTAACAAGTCTTTCTTAACCGGCTCAGGCCATAAAAAATGAAGTATGAAAACTGATAGTTTAATAAACGATAAAGAGGTAACAATAGAATGGGAAACAGGCGATGTTATCGACATACATGACCACGAAACACACTATGCCGCCGATGGTGTTGGAGACGATGGAATTGAGTATATAGGCACAGCCATTTACATTGATGGCGAATTTGAGGAAATAACAGACATAGAAACTGCTTAACATTGCTAACCTTGTTTTTGTGATGTGAAAGGATAGCCGCACCAGCAATGGGCGGCTTTCTAAAAATCTATTTCATTTTTGTTTCAACATTTAATTACATTTGCATTATGACACAGAAAACAAACACGCCAGCAAAGAAATCCGCCTATAAAGGAATGGCAAAGCGTTATCCGATTACTATTACGCCAGAACTATTTGAATTATGGCAGAATCACCGCAGATCAGGTGATGTAACCAACATGCTCAATGGCACCAAGACCTTTAAAAAAATAAATGTATCACGTCCTATATTGGACAGGGCATTGAATTACGGTACTGCTGTAAGCGATGATTTGGTGCAGCGGATAACCGAGTATTTTACAATCAGGATAGAGGCTGAAAAGAAGATGATACAGGCATTGGAAGTAGAAGGGCAATAAAATACGTTTACATTTTCTCATTTATAAAATCAACCCACATGGCAGAAGAATTTGAAATAATCCACGTAGAGCAGAAAGATACTTCATTGTACTTGCTCACTAAAGCAGAAATAGACACATCCGTAGCAACAGCAAGGGCATGGCCTCGGTCATTGGATAAGTTCCAAAAGAAAGCCCTTAGTATGGCTACTTTATCGGAGGAAATAGCATCTTCATGCTCTTATGCCCTCCCACGTTCAGGAAAGGCATTAGAAGGGCCGAGCATCCGACTTGCGGAGATAGTAGCAAGCGCCTATACAAATGTCCGTTATGGTGGCAGGGTGATTGCTAATGATGGTAAATACATCACAGCACAAGGGATATGCAGCGACTTGGAAAATAACGTATCTGCGACCGTTGAAGTATTGCGCAAGATCACGGACAAAAACGGGGTAACTTATTCCCAAGATATGCAAGTAGTTACCGGCAATGCTGCAATAGCCATAGCGGTGCGCAATGCTATCTTTAAAGTCATTCCTTCTGCCTTGATAGAGGAAATATACGATAAGGCAAAAGAGGTATCAAGGGGAACAGCCGAAACGCTGATTGTAAGGCGTGATAAGGCAGTGAACTATTTTAAGGGGCTTGGTATTACCGACAAGCAGCTTTGCGATACATTAGAGGTGGTAGCAATCAACGATATTGATATTGACAAGCTGCAAGTCCTTACAGGTATGAAAGCATCCATAAAGAACGGGGAGGCCACCTTAAAGACACTTTTTGAACCGGCAGGGGAAGCAGAACAAACCAAGCGCAGCGAGGATGCGAAGAAAGCAACTGATACCATTGCTGATGAATTGCTGAAAAAAGGAGCGAAAAAATAATAAATAACATTCGATGCAGCCAAAAAAGCAAAAGAAGAAAAGAAAAAATAATGCACACTTCTTTTTATTAATTAACCATAAAAAACCAAAACAAAAAAGCATGAAAAAGTACGAATTGAAACCAGCACAGTTTTTAGCAATGCAGTACACAGGAGACGTTGACCCGCTTATCGCAGCAATGGAAGCGAATGTTCCCGGCTCTGCCGATTCGGTAGATTTCAAAGAACATGACAAGTCCGTTACCTTTAAGGATGCAAGCGGCAATGATGCCGTATTGATGCCTAATGACTTTATCCAGGTAGTGCCAAATGCAGACGGAAGCGCATCGGCCAACTATGTAGCCGTCCCTGCTGCTACTGGTGAAAATGCATGGGTAGAAGTATCCGAGTAAGCGCAATCCAAAGTAAAAAGAGAAAGCCCCGATTATGGGGCTTTTTTAATATGTAGAAATACTTTGTAAAAAAAAAGTTTCAAAAATGTTTCATTATTTGGAAAATCTTTTGTAGGTTTACAGCATCAAATCAAAACATTATGCGAAAGGTAATTTATCAGGTCTATAAATATTCACTTGTAGAAGGTAAACAAGTAGGTAATTGGAGTGAACCGGAAAGCGGATATTTTCATTGCTGGGGTACTGAAATAATTGATAGTGCTGAAAACATTTGCCAATATACAGTAGCTATTATTGAGGATGTGAACCTCGGAATTTGCTATAAAGTTGACCCAACTAAAATGCGTTTTGTTACACCACCTGAAACACGTAACCATTCAAAAGGATAATTTATGTCAGAATTAGGAGAAGATTTTAAAGCACTTTCCGACCACCTTAAAGAGATGCGCAAAGAGCGTGAGGTTAAAAATTCCGACATTATTTGTGGTTGGTGTAATGAAAATGATGCTGAATATAAAGAAATAGCTCACTATCATATCAGGGTGAATAAGAACGGTAAATCAATAGATATTTTCCCTCAGTCTAAAAAATACCATGATTTGAAAAACAATAAGCGCGGGAGAATAAATGGAATAATTGTAACCTTTTTGTCAACACATTTTAATAAAAAATAACCATGACATACATAGCAGAACATTACCCGATTATTACCAATGCCTGTATAGGTATAACAGGTTTAGTTTTCCTGTCAGCATTGGCTTTTATAGTCTATTGTTTGGACTGTTTAAGAAGGATAAGGAACGAGGAAAAATTTAATAACTACGAAAACGATTAACCCATGATACAACTAATATTCAGCAAGCTATCAGTGAGGTTTGCTCCACCCCGCACAAAGCGCTATCAAAAGCGCCGGATGTTAACTGCATTTTTGAATAATCTGAAAAGATAATGAATAAGAACCTTATAGTTACTTCCGTAAAAGGATGGGATAAAGAAAAGTGGCTTCGTTTCCGGGCAGATGGTATCGGTGCCAGTAGCGTTGGTACTATATTCGGTTACAACCAATATAAATCTGCGCTTGAATTGTGGTATGAAATGCTGACATTAGAACCTAAATATTCAGTAGAAAATATAGCGCAATTTATGGGGCATTACCATGAAAATGCGGTGGCTGAATTAAGAGAATATTGGGATGGGACTGAGGCCGGAATGATAAAGAACTATCGGGAAGGTAAAATAGTGTGCAGGAACAGGCGTATAGATGCCTATGTTCAAAACCCAAAATATCCATGGCTATTTGCTTCTTTAGATAGAATTATCAATAAAGGTGAGCGAGGTGAAGAAGGAGCTTTGGAGATCAAAACAATATCCAGTTATGAGGCTAAGAAATGGGAAACCGGCATACCTCCAAGTAACATCATGCAAGTAATGACACAAATGTTAGTTTGTGAATTTACTTACGGTGAGATCGCAGCTATGAGAGATGGTAGGCAGTTAGATGTTTGGCAGTTTGAGTATAACCCAATAATCGGTGATCAAATTATTATCAGGACAAAGGAATTTTGGGATAGTGTTTTGAAAGGCCGGGTATTAATGACAAGAAAGTACGAAGCTGTAAAAAGTTTCAACATGAAGTTGGCCGATGAATTACAGGCAGAACTGGAAACATTAGAGCCACCACCGGACAATACAGAGGCATACGCGAAGTTCCTGAAAGATAAGTATAACAGGTCATTAGCGCAGGTAGGATTAGTTACAGGCACCGAGGCAGACTATCTTATAGCCGAGGAACACAAACGCCTCAAATCGAAGATAAAGGACTTAGAAACCGAAATGAGATTGTGTGAGAACCAGTTGAAAAACCGGATTAAGGAAGGAACGGCTTTAGACTTTGGCGACAAGGGAAAAGTAAACTGGGATGGTGAACCGAGAAAATTCATAAACAAAATAAAATAGCTATATGGAATTAACCTACGATCAGTTTTTAGAAAGCAAAATTAAAACGCACATAGATAGCGGATTTGACCACAATGGCGGATGGGAACACCTATATCCATTCCAAGAGTATTGCGTCAAATTAGCCCTAAAGAAAGGCCGATTTGCAATGTTTGAGGATTGCGGGTTAGGTAAGAGCCGCCAGCAGTTAACGTGGGCGCATGAGGTTGTGAACTTCACAAATAAACCAGTTATTATACTTGCTCCCCTTGCGGTGGTAGCACAAACTATTCAAGAGGGTAAAGTAATCGGAATTGAACCATTGGAAATGGATTATGAGGAAAACCAACTTGATTTATTTCCGGCTGTATATATTTCCAATTATGAGCAGTTGGAAAACCTGAAAGCTAATGAGTTTGTCGGTATTGTTCTGGATGAAAGTAGTATCATTAAAAACTTTGAGGGCGCTTACCGGAACCTGCTAATTGAGAACTTCGGCAATACTCCATATAAGCTATGCTGCACCGCAACACCAAGCCCTAATGACCCTATGGAGCTTGGCAACCATGCAGAGTTTTTAAACGCCATGAGCTATAATGAAATGCTTGCAATGTATTTCGTGCATGATGGCGGCGAAACCGCTAAATGGAGACTGAAAGGGCATTGTGAAAAGCTATTCTGGGACTTCGTGAGCAGTTGGGCTATCATGCTTTCCAAGCCATCTGATATTGGATTTTCCGATGAAGGGTACAACCTGCCGCCATTGGAGTATATCGAGAAAATGATTGTTACCGAAAAGAAGGATAACGGCACATTGTTTAATGATACCGCAATATCCGCCACAACCCACAATGCAGAATTGCGCCTTACTAAAATTGTCCGTCTCGATGAAGTTGCGACAATAGTAAATAGTAGGCCGGATGAAAGTTTTATTATTTGGGTAAAGCAGAATGAAGAAGGGGAAACGCTACGTAAGTTGATACCGGAAGCAATAGAGGTGCAAGGCTCTGACAGCCCTACATGGAAACGTGATAAGTTGTTAGGGTTCGCAAATAATCAGTTCCGCGTACTTATCACAAAGGCAAAAATTGGCGGGTTTGGGATGAACTTTCAGAACTGCCACAACATGATATTTGCCAGCCCTGATTTTAGCTTTGAAAGCCTTTATCAATCTATCCGCAGGGAGTGGCGTTTCGGGCAGAAGAACACGGTTAATGCATGGTTGATTACTACCGACACCATGCAGAATATTATCCAGTCAATAAAGCGTAAGCAGGCGCAATTTGAAGATATGCAAAAAGCTATGCAGCAAAGTATGAATAGCTCATTTAAACACCAAAACAAAACTAAAAGGATGGAACTTAGCTACAAATCAGAAATGGCAGATATACGCTTGGGCGACTGCGTAACCGGGATAAAATCTATTCCTGATGAAAGTATAGGGTTTAGCATTTTCAGCCCACCGTTTGCGGAACTATACACCTACTCTGATGAATTAGAGGATATGGGTAACAGCAAAGACTACAATGAATTTTTTACCGCATTTAAATTTCTTGTGTCGGATCTGTTTCGGGTTTTATGGTCAGGGCGCAATGTTGCAGTTCATTGCATGGACTTGCCAATACAGAAAGGCAAAGAGGGTTACATCGGCCTACGCGACTTTTCCGGTATGATATTGCATGCGTTTCAGGATGCGGGTTTTATCTACCATAGCCGGGTAACGATATGGAAAGACCCGGTTACGGAAATGCAGCGTACAAAAGCATTGGGATTACTCCATAAGCAGGTAAAAAAAGATGCTGCAATGTCCCGTGTTGGTATTCCTGATTACCTATTGATATTCCGCAAACCAGGTGAACATAAACACCCTGTAAGGAAAGACGATATTCCGGTTGACCTGTGGCAGAAATACGCCAGCCCGGTATGGATGGATATTGACTACGGCGAAACTTTAAACCGCACCGAGGCCCGCGCGGAGAAAGACGAAAAGCATATTTGCCCGTTACAGCTACAAACAATCGAAAGGGCTATCCACCTATGGAGCAATGAAGGCGACACCGTTCTAACGCCTTTTATGGGCATTGGTAGCGAAGTATTTAAAGCTATCCAGATGGGTCGCAAAGGCATAGGGTTTGAGCTAAAAACAAGCTATTTCAACATTGCTGAAAAGAACATAAAGAACGCTGAAAAATCAAAACATCAAGCAAAATTGCTATTTTGACATTTGCTTTTTAAAAAATAGTTATTACTTTTGAAATAACATTGATAATGACATGCGGGTTATTATCTTTGTATCATTAACCAAAAATATCGAAAAGGTTTGCCGGAACCCCCGCATGGGTGAAGGCAGACCTTTCTTTTTTTCTCATGGCAAAAGATACACTATGGTTTCCACACGATTACAATGCCCGTGCGGATGAGAAAACAGCAGCCCTAATAAACGATCATAGTGCATCAGGTTATGGCATATTTCAAATAATTACAGAGATTTTGCATGAGGAAGATGATAGCCGCATTCAGTATGAGGAAAAGAAACTTAGAAGATTGGCGGCTACTTGCAAAACAGATTACAATATTTTTAAGTCAGTAATAGATGATTGTATAAATATCTATGAACTTTGGACTTTAGAGGAAGGGTATTTTTTTTCTAATCGTGTAATTAAAAATAAAGAAGCAAGGGAGCATATCAGGAATAAAAGGCGGGAAGCTGGTCAGAAGGGGGGAGAAGCAAATGCTTTAAAATTTAAAGCAAATGCTTCGGAAAATAGTAGCATTGCTAAAGCAAACGGTAGGCAAAACGAAGCAAACAGTAGCACAGGACAGGACAATACAGTAATACCTTCTAAAGAAGCTATTATATCTCCTTACGGAGATATTTTTACTGACGATCAAAAAAAACGATTCGAGGAATTTCAAAAATGGATAGCAAAAGATTTACCGGAAGTATCGAAGATGAAAAAACCTTTTACTATTGACGAATATTTAAAATTAAAAGGCGAACACCCGAAAACTAAAACTACCGCTATTTCAAAAGAAGAATTGGTAAATACACTTCGCAGCATTGAAAATAATACTACCTATCTCAAAAAATACCGTTCCCCCTATCTGTGTATTTTAAACTGGTCTAAAAATCAAAAGTAATGGCAGTCAATATAAAAAAAGATTTCCCATCTACACGAAGCCGCAAACCAGATTTAAATACTTTGGTTTACGGAAAGGTGCCACCTCAGGCTTGTGATATGGAGGAAGCGGTGATTGGTGCCTGTCTTTTGGAGCGTGAAACCTTTGAACAGGTAATGGAGATTATTTCAGAACCGGAAGTTTTCTACATGGATGCCCACAAAAAGGTATATGCTTCCATGATCGCACTTTACAAATCAGGTAGCCAAATAGACCTTTTGACAATCACAGAACAGTTAAGAAAGTCAAATGAACTGGATATTGTTGGAGGGATTTATTACCTCTCAAACCTCACAATGGCTGTTATTTCCTCTGCCCATGCTGTTACCCATGCAAGGATAGTTTTTGAAAAGTTTATGCAAAGGGAGATAATCAGGATTTGCGGTAGCGCTATTTCGGATGCCTATGATGACCAGACAGACGTTTTTGATTTGATTGAAAAAATAGAAGTTGAAATAAAGGGTGTTACTGCTGGGATAATATCCGATTCGGCTATACCGGCACATAAAGCATTTGGTGAAATGCTAACCAATATCGAACACCAAAAAGCCAATAATTCAGACCTTATCGGAATATCATCAGGATTGCCTGATTTAGACCGTTTAACACTTGGTTGGATAAAGGAGTGCTTGATTATACTTGCTGCCCGGCCATCGGTAGGAAAAACAGCCTTTGCGGTGAATTTTGCTACTAATGCAGTTACGCAAAATAAACCTACATTGCTTTTCTCCCTTGAAAGTTCAAGTGTTCCACTTGTTACCAGGATAGCGGCAGCAAAGAAGGAAATAAATATTGAAAATATTAGAATGGGGCGATTGACGGATATGGAAAATAATAAACTGATAAATTATTATCAGGAGTTCAGTAAATATCCTCTCCATATAGACAGCAAAAGCAGATCACTTTCAACAATCATAAAAGTTGCCCGGAAATGGCATAAGAAAAACTGCAAGGCCAAAGGATTGGAAGGTCTAATAATTATTGACTACCTACAACTAATAAACAATAAAAATGCCGGTAACCGGGAGCAGGAAGTTGCAGGAATTAGCAGAGGATTAAAGGAGCTTTCTATGGAGTTGGAAGTACCTATAATAGCATTGAGCCAACTAAATAGGGAAGTAGAAAAAACAGGCAATAAAAAGCCGGGATTACAGCATATCCGTGAGAGTGGTGCAATAGAGCAAGATGCCGATGTGATAATGTTTATCTGGTGGGAAGAACTTGCGAACAAAGAGCGCCAACTTCATTTGTTAATTGAGAAAAACAGGGAAGGTAAATGTGGGGATGTGCCTTTGAAAATGAACGCTGAATTTCAAAAGATAATGAGCATTGATGACTTTTCCCAAAATTCAGTTAAGCCATCTTTCATTACAAATAATTCAGGGAATTATAATCCCGATGCTTTTACTGAGGGGAAAAAGAATGTTCCAGACAATGATGATGTGCCATTTTAAAATCATAACCCATGAGCCAGAAAACAGTAAGAGAAATATACGAACTTCATAAGGACAAGACACCCAAAAAGAAGAAAGTTGAAATCAAATCAGATTGGGAATTATACTTGGAGCAAAAGAATAAGAAGCCATCCAAGATGCGCAATAAATGGGTAGTGATAGATGGTATCAAATTTCAATCAACTGGCGAGGGGTACTATTATTTGGAGTTGAAAGACCGATTGCTACGAGGCCAGATAAAAGGATTCAAAAGGCAGGTATGGTTTAAGCTGGAAGTCAATGGTATTGAGATCACAAACTATGTTGCTGATTTTGTAGTAGAAAACTTTGGCGGAACATTTGAAATAATTGACCACAAAAGCGTATTCACGGCAAAGCTGGATGTATTCAGGATGAAAAAAGCGTTAATGATGGCTTGTTATGGTATTCTGATAAAAGAAGTCGGAAAGAAATAAAAAATAATTTTTAAAAAACATTTCATTTTTGTTACAAAGTTATTATCTTTGTATCTCACATTATAAAACATAAAACAATGGCTACGCAAATTTTCAATTCTTACAGAGAATTTTTAACCAGACAAGACAAAAGCATCAATGGTGTAGATGCTGAATTTGTAAATGACAACCCAGAATGGGAAAAGCAAAACGAAAGCAATAAATCATGTTGGAACTGCTCTGACTGCTCTGGCTGCTCTGGCTGCTCTGGCTGCTCTCGCTGCTCTCACTGCTCTGACTGTTCTGACTGCTCTGGCTGCTCTCGCTGCTCTGGCTGCTCTCGCTGCTCTCACTGCTCTGACTGTTCTGACTGCTCTGGCTGCTCTCGCTGCTCTGGCTGCTCTCGCTGCTCTCGCTGCTCTGACTGTTCTGACTGCTCTGGCTGCTCTCGCTGCTTTGACTGCTCTGACTGCTCTGGCTGCTCTGACTGCTCTGACTGCTCTCGCTGCTCTCACTGCTCTGACTGCTCTGACTGCTCTGGCTGCTCTGGCTGCTCTGACTGCTCTGACTGCTCTGGCTGCTCTGACTGCTCTGGCTGCTCTCGCTGCTCTCGCTGCTCTCGCTGCTCTGGCTGCTCTGACTGCTCTGGCAAAAAAGACATAAACCCTTTTATTGTCCCTGTGATAGAAAATATACATCAAAAAGTATTAGAGGCAGTAAGCCAACCAAATGCCCTAAATATGGGTGATTGGCATACTTGCGATACAACACATTGCCGCGCTGGATGGGTTGAAGTATTAGCAGGTGAAGCAGGAAAAGAACTTTCCAGAAGAACATCTACATTATTTGCAGGGATGCAGATATATGCAGCATCATCCGACATAGAGGTAAGTCCGGTTCGGTTCTTTGAAAGTAATGAGGTTGCAATGGCTGATATGAAAGCGTGTGCAGAAGCAGAAATAGAAGCAAACAAAAACAAGCAATAAATTTTAACTCACAAAAACAATTAAAAATCAACCCACATGGCACAGACTAAAAAAGTACAAGAAGAAAGAAAAGCCCAATTGATAGCAATGGGTTTTGAGTTATTCGAGAATGGCAAAATATATTCTCATGAATCGGGAGTATCAATAGACGTTATTCCTTTGCGCGATTCTTCCAAAGAGCATTGGGACACCATTATCGGTGAGGTAAAAAATGTCATTGAGATAGCAAAGCCAATTCCGGTAACTCATTCAGAGGAAGTACCCCACACCGAAAAAGGAATCGAAATAAGCAAGCGCAATGCTGAAAGCGATATTGCTAAGTTCGACTTCAACAAAGCCAAAATAACCGAGGCCGGCAAAGTATATTCTGTATTGGCAATCGCTTCACTTACCGATAAAGAAAACTACAAAAAAGTAAGAGAGGCAAAGAGCGTTATGCGTACCGCCCGGACAACATTGGAAAAACGCCGGAAGGAGTTAAAGGACTGGTATCTTGTTGAGGGCAAAAAGATTGACGATTATGCTAAAGAATGTTTTGGCATGATCGAGCCAATAGAAAGCCATTTAGATGCGGAACTTGAAAAGTTTGAGGCATGGCAGAAAGAAGAAGATGAGCGCAAGGAACGGGAAGCAAACGCCGAATGTGATCGCCGGGTGAATGTGCTGAAAGATGCCGGGATGGTATTTAATGGCAACTACTATGCAGTAGGTGAAAGCATGAGTATGGATATAAGCACCATCCGAAACATGCCATTACCTGAATTTGATAATCTGGTAGAGAAAGTGAAGCTGGAAAAGGTACGTTTGGAAGTAGCCGCCGAAACAGAACGTAAGCGCAAAGAACAGGAAGAACAGGAAGCCCGGCGGCAGCGTGAAGAATATGAAGCAGGCCAAAGGAAGCTGAAAGAGGAGCAGGACAGAATGGAGCGCGAAAAGAGGCAACTGGAAGAAGAAAAAGAGAACATGCGCAAGCAGAAAATATCCATGCGTGAAACGATGTGCAAGAATATCGGTATGCAGTTTGATTCTTCCTTACCGGCCTATGTTTTTGAAAACCAGTTTTGCAAAGCCATTGTTTCAAAAGAAACCATAGAGACACTAAACGATACCGAATTTGCTGCAAAGATTGACGAGTGCAATACTTCTATTCAGGAAGGGAAAAAAGCAGAAGAAGCACATAGGGAACGCCAGCGCCAGCAAAGGGAAAAGGACGAAGCAGACAGGTTAGAACGCCAGAGGATAGCCAATGAAACATACATGCAGCGTTCAACCGAACTAATCAGTTTGGGAATGGTATTGGCCGGGGACTTGTTTGTCCGTAAAAACGAGTTCAATGACAAAGCATTTATAACCGTTGAAGTGGTAAAGGCCACAAGTGATGACCTTTGGCCATCTGCGCTTGATTCTTTGGCAGAAAAAGTAAAAGAGGTAAATGACCTTACCGATTCAAAGCGCAAGGCAATAGCCGATGAAAAAGAGGCATTGAAACCCGAAGTACAAAGGGCATGGGAATATTTCCAAAAAGTAAATGCAATTGCCGTTCCCGACTTCGAGAATGAGCAAATAAAGAAAGTGGTAACAAACTTTGCTGAAATAGTGGCAAAGACAGCCACCGAAGCGTACAAAATCATTGAAGAATTGCAGAAGTAATCAACGGAAACTGCTATTTTGTAAGGGAAGTTACGAGTTCGAGCCTCGTTAGCAGTTCAAAAAGAAATTATGAAACACGGTAGTTTATTTAGTGGTATTGGTGGATTTGATTTAGCTGCGGAATGGATGGGTTGGGATAATGTGTTTCATTGTGAAATAGAAGAATACCAAAGAGGAGAATTAAACAATAATTTTCCTAAAGCAATAAGTTTTAAAGACATAAAAGATATAGATGGAACACAATTCACAAATTCAATTGATATTATTTCCGGAGGATTCCCATGTCAGGACATTAGTATCGCAAACACATATAATGGGGGGGGGCAAGGAATTAAAGGCGAAAGGTCGGGTTTATGGCAAGAATACGCCCGTCTTATTCGGGAGATTAGACCTAAATACATCGTCTTTGAAAACAGTCCAATGCTCGTTAATAGAGGATTGGAGCACGTCCTATGCGACCTTTCCAGAATGGGGTATGATGCGGAATGGAGAATGTTTTATGCTACGCAATTTGGATTCAATCACAGAAGAAAAAGAATTTATGGAATTGCCTACTCCAAGCAAATCGGATGCGAAAATAATTTTGAACAAGGTGGAATCCTATCAAAAATATTACAACAAAAACCATCAAGACAAAATCCTTTATCAATGCCATTTGAACGGTTTAACAGCAAATCAGACTATGGACATATACGAATGGATGATGGGTTTTCCAAAGAATTGGATAAGAAGGTTATCGAAAGTTATGGAAACGCTATAATTCCAATAATAGCATTTGAAATATTTAAAGCTATACAACAACATGATGATAGTCTATAACGATAACTCCCAGATGCCACACGGCTACCATCAAGGAAAGCTATTAAAAGATGTTCCCCCTGGTTATCTGTTATTGATTTATGAAAGCATGTACAATTCAAGACCAAGTAGTGATTATCCGTTATCAGAGTATATACATAGTAACCTTTCAAGATTAAAGAGCCAAAATGAGCAGCATAAAACTAAAAATAGCTAACTGTATTGATTGCGGCAAGGAAGGGCCGGTAATAGCCAAACGCTGCCAGTTATGCTATAAAAAGCATAGGAGCAAGGTAAACGCTGAAAAGACCAGCAACAAGGCTAAAAAGGTACAAAAAGAGGTATTCGGCACCTATTTTGCCAGCCAAGCCCACAAAATGCCTGCACGATGTGAGGAAACAGGACAATTACTACCAACTAAACCCGAATGGCTAAAGAAAAGCTGCATGGCGCATATCCTACCGAAAAGAGATAAATACGGTTTTCCATCGGTTGCCCTGCATCCTAAAAATATGGTTTTCCTGATGCCGGATATTCACCAGAACTTTGATAACCTCGGTGAATCGTATATAGTGAAAATGAAGATTTACCCAATTCTAAAAGAACGTGTAGCAGCATTGATCCCATTGTTGACCGAAGCAGAAAAAAGAAAAGTGCCTGAATATTATTTATAAATAAAACCTACTAAAAATGGATGCAAAATTCATAGAGAAATTAATAGTTGCCACCTGCGATAAATTCGGAGTACACCCAAGTTCGCTGTATGAAAAATGCAGAAAGTATGAGATAAAGGTTTGCCGGTGGATAGTCTGGGAGTTGATAATCGTAAGTCAAAAGGCAACCCTTGAAAGAACAGCCTGCATATTTGGAAAGTATAACCATTCTACAATTATACATGCGCTCGATAATATAAAGGGTTTACTGGAGTACGATAAAACGGCAAAGATTAATTATAACAGGATAGTATCTGAATTGGGCATTACAATATCTTCAGTTAATTCTTTCAGAAAGCAAAGAGAGAGTAGAAAGGAAAGAAAGGTAAGGATAGATTCTGCGAACTCAAGCGTAGATAAGGGAAATCCTATTTACGTTTCAGATCAGCATTTAAAAAAGAAGATGTTGAGATACAAAAAGATGCAACAAAATTTAACCGCTTAAAAATATATCAATGATACCAGGATTTGAAACAGAGACAGCAGCCTTAACAGAATATGAGTTAACACTTATTCCAATGTTCTGCAAAGGATTTGCCAATAAGGTAGGCAAAGAAAATGCAATAACGAATAAAAGCATCATTGCTGGCTTTAAAAATCTTGGAATAAAGTTAAGTGAGAGTAGGGTAAGAAAGATAATAAACCATATCAGAGTGAATGGATTGATAGCATGTTTAATGGCAACCTCTGACGGCTATTTTATATCGAATGATGAAGGGGAGATAAGATCATTCATTGATAGTTTAATAAGCAGGGAAAGAGCCATTAGGCAGGTCAGGGAATCAATAGAATATCAGTTAAAATCGTTTATTCATAAAAAGTAAAACAACAATCATGAGAAAACAGTTACAGCAGCATTTAGTTGCGCAAAATACGTCAGGATGGAGTAAAAGGGATTTACTTAAAATAGATGGCAGTTTAGTAATTGCCGAGGGTGATTATAGCGGAGTGAGTAAAGTTAAACAACAGCTATACCTTCTAAGTGACCGAGAAATAAAGGTAGGAGCAAGTTACACATACGATATGTCCAGCCTATCAGGTAAAGAGAATGACATTGAAGTAATGGTTTGCCAAGATGAAGCAGAAGCAAAAAGGTGTAATGACAAAAGACAAGCAATAAGATTGGCAAGTAAACGTATCGAAGCCGCCTACCCTGCAATAGAAGGCATCCCTAAGATCACCGATTCCGATATGAAGGTATTTGTGGAGTGTGGGGGTAAGTGTGTGGTGTGGATGAATATGCATTTTGTGTCCTGCACTCCCATCATCCAAGACGGCTACTTGTCGCTGGAAATAGAACCATTTGAGATAGCAATGGCGAATAGTATCATAGAAGGTGAATCGTTTGATGACTTCAAAAATAGAGAATGTGAAACCTACCCCGAAAGATTCAAAAGGCAAGTTGCAAGTGAATACCATAAATGTACATGCTCAAATCAAATTGAAAGCGATAATTGCACGAAAGAGTGCGACCATACATATCAAGGTAAAACAGCCGCTGATTCAAAACCGGATGAGGTGATGAGTGCGCAGCCGTTTGAGAAATATCCAGAGTTAAAAGATAGCATACAACACATGGCTTGTCATGCTAAAATTGATATGTATTCTTGGACTAATCACCTGCAAAGAATAAATGAGGTTATTGAACAACTTGAAAACGCCACCCTCTCCGCCCCTAAAGTGAAGATGAGCGCGGAGGAAATAGCCCAAGACTACAAAAAGCAAATACAGTTAAAAAATGAAGGATGGGCAGGTAGTTTGCATCATAAAATATGGTCTTTAGCTTATGAGAATAATAGCGAAGAAGCCTATAATGGTGTGATAAAGGAAATCGAACTATTGACCGCCTACACCCAAGCCGATAAGGTTGTGGACTGGGATAAAATTGAAGCAGATTTTAAAACATGGTTTGATATTGGCAGTGATTATACTCGTCCATCTACTTATGTTAATTGGTTCAAATCCCGTCTTGGCTCCGTATCAGATAAGGGTGGGGAAAAGGTGCTTTTTAAGGGTTTTTGGAAACGTCTTGAAATGTTCGTTTCTAATGTTAAAGTTAACGACCCAATTAGTGAAGAAGAAAAGGAAATGATACTATTCCATTGCAAACAACAACAGCCCCCAATCAAGTAACCACCAAAATCAAATAACATGAAAATAAGAAAATCAGGTAAGTTTTATTTAAGAATTACAAAGTGTCCACACGTTGAGTGTGTTGCTGTACACGAATGTATAGAAGGTAATCTACATAATGTACAATTTGGAGTTGTAACCATATTATTGCAAATATTTTGGCTTTGGTGGATATTAGAAATTTCAAATCCAATTACAACTAAAGGGTATGGTAAATCGCTTATGGAAGATGTTAGTAGTGAGCATTTACCACTTTCATAAAATTATAAATCAAATAACATGAACTACGAAGAAGAAGTAAAAATAGTACACCCCAAAGCATTTATAACAACCATTCAGATTGATTATGATGTGATTGAACCCAACGGGGTTGGCAGCTTTAATTTCTTAGGAGGAAATACAACTAATGAAGAAAGCGCATGGAAATGATAGACAAGAAAATTGAAAAAATCAATTCACAATCAAACCACAAAAGCAAATGAAAAGCTACATCATCAATTTTTTATCAATCGTGATTTCTGTTATCTGCTGGGGCGTATGTATTTGCATAGGTATATATGGAAATAAGTTTTGGGAAAGTTTCGCAACAGGAGCGGTTTTTAATATGCCAATGATTATTGTTAACAGTGTTTTGTTTTATCGCAATTATAAAAACAAAATATAGAACCATGAAAAAGATACTACTGATAATCGCATTGGGAGTGTGTGGGTGTTCAGACCATACATATTTTAGAATAGTTGGCAAACACTATGATTCACAAAACCCAACACTATGCAAATTCTATTATGACAGAAATTACACCATAGATGACGATTTTACCGACACCTGCTCCAAATACTCCGTAGGCGACACAATCAAACATTAGCAACAACCAAACATAATGAAAGTAGGCGATACATATTTAACAGACAATTTAGACTTACGAATAATGGCAATAGCGGACAAATACGTTATGCTCCGATACAAAGGATGTATGCCTTTTGTTGAATCAATAAAGGATTTTGAAAAAAGAAAATTACAGTTGAAAATTAAACACAACAACCAAATTCTTAACAGTCTAAAATAAATGAAATGATTAATAACTCGAAACTTGCTGAATTATAAACTAATTTTGCTATATGGTATATACTAACGGTAAAGAAATATGTGCTGACAGCAGAAACGAGCTATTCATATTCGCACGAAGCACCGGCATGGATACCCGTTGGTATAAAGACTTCATAGATCACGGATACTTCCAAATATTCGGGAATGTCAGGAAGTTAATAATGAGGGCAGCAGGCGTGAAGCTGCTAACTTGGGAGCAATTCGAGGAAAAGGCAAAGCAGATGTACGCAAACGGTCAAAAATTGACTGTAATAGTGCTTGCGATGCAAAATGAGACCGAAAAACAGGAAATTAAATACAACATAGCCAAATACCGCAACCCCTACAAAAAGACCAGAAAGGAAACCGGCACCGCCGGAAGTAAAAGGGCAAACCTTCAAACAAGGAAAGCAATCGAGCGAAGCGAGGATTAAAAACAAACAGGATGCCATTAGAACAAATGCAGTTACTTCCAGAAGAAGTGAAAAGAAAGTTTTTGGATAAACTACCTCAAAACACAACCACAATAAAGCTAATCGGAGTGAAACTATACGGAACGGAAAACCCCGTAGGGGTGGATAAAACAGGTTTTGAGTTAATAGGGCTGCAAGGCGATTGGTTTATTTATACCAAGAATAAAAGGCAAAGTAGCTAATGCTGATTCAGGTACTCGGTTGTCCCAAGATTTTTCAGCATTTCTAATGGGATATATTAAAAGCCAATTGTATAAGGGGCGAACCGAAAAGACTGCTTTGCTTGTAAAAGGCGTATCAGAAATGGTGCGCTTTTTTTATTGTAAAGAATTTACATAACTTTGATTTGACAATGATTTGACACAATGGCTGCGACTGAAAAGCAAAAAGCAAATATAATACCACCCAAAAAAGGGGAAGTCAGGAACCCGAAGGGCAAGCCAAAGGGGATAAAGAACCGTTCAACGATTCTAAATGAGTTCATGAGCTGTAAGATGAAGAAAATCAACCCGATAACTGGAAAGATGGAAACGCTTACGGTGGAGCAGCATTTGGAACTGGCATTGATTAAACAGGGCTTACGGGGCAATACCAGGGCGCAAACGTTAATGATGGAGAAACGTTATGGTAAGGTGCCGTTAGACCTAAATTTGGCAGGGCAGCAGGGTAATAACGAGCCTATCAAGATGGAAATGATTACTCAGGCAGAGATAAAACTGATAGCCGATACAATTAAGAAGGATATATAGTCAAACTATTAATAATAGCCATAGTGGCTTGTCTATACGGTGAGCAAACCGCATTTAGGTATGGAAAAATCAGAGTTAAACCGTATCAGAGTAACACGGGAAATGTGCCTTAGTTCCTTTGAGATATTTATCAGGTACTTTTTTAAGGCAAGGTTTAAGCGAAAGTTCATAGTCGGCGATCACCATAAATTGATTTGTGATGCATTGGAGAAGGTAATAAGTGGTGAGATTACCCGGTTAATGATAAACCTCCCGCCTCGTTATAGTAAGACCGAGATAGCTGTTAAAAACTTCATTGCGTATGGACTTGCAATTAACCCGGCTGCTAAATTCATTCATCTTTCCTATTCGGATGACCTTGCCCTTGACAATTCAGCAGATGCCAGGGACATTGTTATTCAGGATGCCTACCAAGAGTTATTCCCGGAAGTGCAGATAAAGCACGAGACAGACAGTAAAAAGAAATGGTACACATCGGAACGTGGTGGGGTGTATGCTACGTCATCAGGTGGACAGGTAACAGGATTCGGGGCTGGGCAAGTGGATGATGAAGATATAGACTTTGAAACAGGGGGAAACGCTAAGTTATTCGGTGGTGCAATCATCATAGATGACCCGATAAAGCCAGAAGATGCAGATAGCGAGATTAAGCGTACCAGGGTGAACTTGCGCTATGATTCAACGATCAGTAACCGTGTGAACTCACGCAATACCCCGATTATTGTAATGATGCACCGGCTGCATGAAAATGATTTGTGTGGGTATCTGTTGGCAAATGAGCCTGATAAATGGACGGTATTAAGTCTGCCGGCAATCAATGACAAGGAAGAAGCATTATGGCCATTCAAGCATACTATTGAGGAACTGCGGGAGATTGAGAACGTAAACCCGATAGTATTTGAGCGCCAGTACATGCAAAACCCGATGCCTATAAAGGGCAGGCTGTACAAAACATTCAAAACCTATTCTGAATTACCACATGATGCGAGGGAAACAAAATGCGTGATTGATACCGCCGACACCGGGAATGATTACCTATGTTCAATAGTGTACAAGCCAACATTAACAGGGTACTACATTACCGATATTTACTACACTCAAAAGGGCATGGAGATAACCGAGCAAGCATGCGCCAGACAGCTAACAGATCACGGTGTAAATGAGTGCAGGATTGAGAGCAACAACGGAGGCCGTGGCTTTGCAAGGAATGTAGAGAGGATTTGTAGGGAAATGCACAATACTCGGACTGAAATAAACTGGTTCCACCAAAAGGATAACAAGCTGGTAAGGATATTCACAAAGGCGGCAGACGTTCAGAATATGATATACTACCCCGAAGATTGGGAGGGTAGATGGCCTGAATTTGCAAGGCAGGTGCAATCGTATCAAGCCATTGGAAAGAACGCTCACGATGATGCCGAGGATGCGCTAACATTGATAATCGAGGCGGAAAATGAGTTTTCTGTTGGGTTTATTGGGAGAAGTAAGTAACTTTGATTTTTCAAACAGCAAAATCTTGCCTTAATAAATCATCTATTTTTTTTTATGTCCTTCGTTCCTTTTTTAGTGTTTGGTGCCTGTATTCTATCAATACCCTTATTATTAGCCATACAGCTATTATGGTGGGGAAAAGTGTTAACAATGCTATTTGGTAAAAGGGTAAAGAATCGAAAAAAGAGTTTTTCTGATACTCAAAATAAAGCAAACCCGAAGTGGCTAAAGCGGCAACAACCGTACCAATGGCAATCGCCCATGTCTGTACGGACTGGAGGACTTCTAAAGTAGCATCACGTTTGCTTTTCCATTTATAGCCACCCATTGCCTTAAAAAATATTTTCTTGCAAATACAAATATTAATTACATTTGTAGAAAATAACCACTAAATGGCATATCCCACTAAAGGCAAAAAGACAAAATTGAAGCCAACTCCGAAAAAAGACCTTTCCGAGCTTTCACAACTGCATAAAGATGCGATTTTCAACCATGAAGCCTGTAAAAAGGTATTCGATGAACGCATAAAGGAAGTGAAGCTGCCGGTAACGGAAGAACTGAAAACCGTTGTTGATGCTTTCAAATGCGTATTGCCGGAACTAACAGACGGCAATTTGAATTTGTCCGATGTTGATGGAGAGTATGAGCAGCTCATTGACATTTTGGAGCGTGATGGCGGGGAAATTGGTACAGAATGCCCAACACATCAGGGCATTATCATCCTCATGTGCAACCAACTGCACAAACAGCCCGGTAAGATATTTGCTGCAAACTTGCAGACACGGAATAAGGTACATTCAGCCCGGAAAGCATTGCTGAAATCCATTACTGGATTGTATGAGCCAATCCGCGATAAATGTGTTGAGGAATGGTACGAAAACGCTACCGAGAATGAAATAATGGACATAAACATCATTGTAAGGCACAGGGAAAACCCACAAGATATGGGGATGCCAGGCAATCAGGGAACGCCACAATTCAGGAGATAATGGAACGAAGCAAAGTCGACTATGACGGGATATACGACCATGATGCAGTTTTCAATGGTATCTTTGTAACACAACCGGCGAGGATCACGAAGTTTATAATTCCGAATTTTGATGCTGTTTACGTTCCACTTGGTGAAGTTTTTGCTTATGCTCCTGCTTACTTTCATGATCTTTTTTATCATTGGCAGTTTCAAGAAGGGAATGGGAGTGCGAGGTTTATTAGTCCATTGAGGTATCTTTTATCAGCTAATTAGTATGAAATGGCTTTAATTATAATACTACGGCGAAATAGAATAGCGCAAAGTAAAACATTAATAAATGGCGTTAAGGATAATGATTATAAAATAAATAATCATTGTAGTATGAGGACACATGAGCAAATGATGAAAAGCCATTACATAGATAATTTTGTGAGATCAAGATGGACAGGGCAACCGAAACCAAACTGGCTATTTCGCTTTTTGCAGTCATTATTTAGTTAGTAAGTATGAAAAAACAATTAATAGTAACTGTTACCAAGAATGGAGTAATCGAACATGATGGGGTAAACATCATATCTTACAAAAGGTATGAAAGACCTCAAAAGGAATTGGTAAATTTGCCTAATAAGATATTGCAGAAACCACGATTAACTACATTCTGAGTGATACTTTAAGAGTTTTACAAAAATTGTATGAAGATGTACAATACCCAATTAACAACACAACTTAGCCTGCTGCGGTAAACCCGTTGCAGGTTTTTTTATATGGCTACGCTAACAGACCAAGAAGTTAAAAACGTCATCAAGTATAACCCTAATGGCACTTTCATAAAGTGGTTGCAGGCAAAGTACAAGATCATGCGTTCCCATGTAACAGGCATAGGGGCGGATAGCTTAATCAACCAGATACAAGGCTTCGAGCGTGAGAACATAATGAAAGCCCGTAAGAAGATGATGCTATCAAACAAAGATTTGATAGCACGCCTGATGAAGCCGAGGGCAAAGATTTATTCCGCGAAGGGTGGTATTGAAAGCTACAACCTTGCCACATCTGAACTGATACAGGAATGGAAAGAGTTTTTAAGCCATTGTGCCGGCAAAAAGACCAGCCTGAAGCAGTATATCAAACAAGAGGTACAAAAGGCTTTTGACATAGACCCTATGGGTTTAAAATGGGTAGGAATCAATGACCAGGGTGAGCCATATCCTACCTACAAGTGCATAATGAACATTTACGATTATGAAGTCAACGGGGAAGGAACACCGGAGTACGTTGCTTTCAAATCTACCGCTAAAGAAATCGCCCAATACCAGGATATGGGGATAATCACAAAAGATAATTCAAGCAGCAATCCTGATGTTTACCGGGTAGTGTGTGATGGATGGGATAGGATTGTAATAAATGAAACCGGGGAGCCACGAATACTAATAGCCATCCCTAATATATTCGGTCAGGTGCAAGGTGAAATAGTGAGCGACATTTTAACCGAGGATGAAAGCGGCAAAAAGTATTGGGAAAGCGATTTATACGAGGTAAGCGAATTATTGAGCCAGTTTGTATTTGCAAGGTCAATCTACAATATCGCATATTCACAGACAGCATACCCGCTAATGTGGATGCAGAAGCAGACATGCCCTACCTGCGGAGGAAAAGGTAAATTAGGGGTGCCCATGAACGGTGCGGCGCCAAGACCAGAACAAGGCGATATGAATTGCCCGGAATGTGGTGGGAGTGGCGTTTATCCCCATGTTCAAAACAGCGATACCTTCATTTGGGAGTTCAGCAAGGATATGACCGGAAAGGTGCCGGTTCCACCGCTGGGAATAATCGATACAGCTATTGCCAACCTCGAATACATGAACAGGGAGCGCGTGGAGATAGAAACGCTTGTAACAGAGACTTTATGGGGTGTAGCAAAGGTTTTTCCTAATGCCAGGGTAAATGATGAATCAACAAAAGAAGGAGGCGGGAACACGTCTGAAACAGCCTTTGAAAGCAAACTGAATGAGCAGCCCAAGTATGACAAGCTAAAAGAGTATTCTATTTGGCTTGGAAATAGCATCAAGTGGTATGCAGACATGATGGGTAAGATAAAGTATGAAGATGCCTATATCAGTTCTGCGATACTTTGCGGTGATCGCTATGCCATTGAAAGCCCTGATGAAATACTTACCCGGATAACCAAAGCAAAGGCGGCAGGCGCACCACAAGCGGTACTGGAATCGCTTTACATTGAGTATATTGAAACCCGGTATGAGAATAACCCATTAGAATACCGTAAGGCTTATATCTACTATGTGGGAGAGCCATATTTTTTCTTTACGGTAGCAGATGTAATGGGGTGGGCTGCAACTTCAACACCGATACCGGGAATACAGTTATTGGAAAAGCAGATGTGGGGGGAATTTATGTGTACCCTTACAGACCAAATCATAGCATCCATACCTGATGACGATATTCCGGGTACTATGCAAAAGATGTTCAGGGAATATGTAACCAAAAAGTATATCGAGGACAAAAAAGCCGATACTTTGCTGTTCGCAAATGACGGCAGCATGTTGAATATCGGGGATAATGCAAGGATAAAAGCCAACCAAGCCAGAGACCCGAAAGACCTCGGTAAATCGTATCAGGTAACGAATATAAATGGCGATGAAGTGATGCTGAAAGGCATGGCGAAGCCATATTTGAAAGCGCAGTTAGAAAGAACATTTGGAAGCTGATGATTAACATTGCTAACAAATTTGATTTTGGACAAATCGTTTATCTGAAAACAGATAAAGAGCAAATGCCACGAATAGTTACAGCGATAAAAATAACACCGCATGAAATTATTTATGAATTGTTTGCAGGTACTGTTTGCTCAAATCATTTTGATATAGAAATGTCAGAAACAGCAGATATTTTAATGACAACTTAATGAGCAAGAACAAAATAAAGCCACGTCAGAGGCGCAAGGCTAAGAAAAAGGCTTGGCAGAAGTTAGGCAAGCAAACAAAAAAATAGTTTATTCACCACTAAAAATAAATACCATGTCAGAGCAAAAGACAGGCTACACAGATGCCGAAATAGCAGACCTTCATGAGCAAGGACACCATATAGGCGCACCGATGCAGAAACTACATGCAGATACCGATGATGGTGCAAAGGCAAAACCCATCAAGCAGGTAAAGACCAACGATGCAGGCATACCAATTGAGCTTGTGAGCACCGAAACACCTGAATTGGATGCAGAAACCAAAATACAGGATGCAGTAAAAGAGGCAGTAAAAAAGTAAATTCATAACGAGTAAAAACCATAACAATGGCAGAAAAGAAAACAGCAGAGCAGTTAGAAAGAGAATTGCTTGAAGCAAAAGCAAAAATAGGCGACCTTTCACCGGGGGTAGTGGCTAAGAAAAAGCCCTACACTAAGGAAGAAATAAAGGAACTGGAAGGTAAAGGACATCTCATAGGCGCACCCCATCAAAAGCTATCAGAAGGGCATGATGAAGAAGATTTGAAGCCGTGGGATTTGTGCATTGTGGAAATACTTTTGAAGGACATAGGCAAGCTGCCTGAAACTGGAAAGGAATGGAGCGTACCTGCATCAATGACGGTGCTGAAGATCGAGAAAACAGGTATGAAAGCCAGCGATCAGACATTCCAATGGCGTAATAAACAGGTGGATTTCCGTTACCCTGCGAGTGAGCATCGCTATATAATGCACCTACCAACGGGAATGTTCAAACCTTCTGTAAAATATCCCTGCCATTATTGGGTAGAGGAAATAAAACATGCCGCAGGCGTTCAGAAAGAGGTAAGAATGCTGGTAGTTGACTATCCAATCGTTACCGGTGCACCGGAGGACAAAACCAAATGGGGCAGGGGATAAAAAAACGTTTTTCAATTCACAAACAAAAAGTATTTTAAAAACATATTTTATGGCATTAGATGCAGCATCAAAAAAAGCATTAACAGACCTCGGCCTTAATGTTGAGGAACTTGTAAAAGCAGTTACTACAACAGGCGACCAAACCTATGCAGTAACCCTGAAAACGGGTGAAATAAAAGTAGGCGACAAGAAGCTCCACGTCTATGATGAAGATGGCCACAACGGACTAAAAGGCCGTGTAAAGGATGAAGTTCTTGCACAGGCAACAGAACTCGGTGTAAAGGCAGTAGCAGCGGAGGCTGGGGTTGATTACAAGGGTAATGACCCAAAGAAACTCATTGAGGCAGTAACGGCAAAACTAAACTTGCCGGTGGATGACAAGATTAAGGAAAAAGACCGGGATATTGCCACCATGACCGCCAACTGGAATAACGAAAAAGCAGCAAGGGAAGCAGCGGAGGCAAGATGGAAAGACCGCGAAGAACTGGACAGGGATATATCCTACTTCCCGGAAAATCGTATAAAAACGGTCAAAGAAAAGACCCTGCGCATGGAGTTGAAGGAAGAAGGCATAACCTATGGTGAGCATGACGGCAAACCAGCAGTTTTCAAAAACGGGGAAGTTCAGAAAAATGCCGACCTGACACTTGTAGAGCCTAAAACATTCACCGCACAATTCTTCAAAGATAAAGGCTGGATAGCGGAAGCGCAGGCACAGGGGCAACAAGGCAAGCAGGGAAAACAAACATTCGATACCAAAGGACAGCCAGGGGAACCAGCGCCGAAGTTCGACCATGAAAGTACCTACAACAATATCATGAAAAAGTATGGTGGCTGGACAGACAAGGCGCAGGCGGAATATACACAGGCGCAATTGGATTCAATGCCTAAACCGGCAGCAACGGCCTAAGATAAGCATCTAAAAAAACAAGTTTATGAAACTATATACAATACCGGCGGAGTGTGTGGATATATTCCAGCAGCGCCTTGCAAGCGAATACATGATGGAGCGTTTTTACAAAAGATGTTCTACATGGTGCGACCTAAACGGCTATAAATGCGCCTCGGATTTCTTTGTAGATATGTACCACATCCAGCGCCAGCAGGAGCATAAGATCGAAAAGAACCTGACCAATTGGGGAGTGGCACCAGTATTGCCGGTAGTGGGCGAAGCGGAGCCGAATTTTACCACCCTGAATGAACTTGTAGCGCAAGCGTATGAAAATGAGTATGAGGTGTGTGAAGCATTGCAAAAGGCGGTAAAAGACACAGCAAACTATGTAACCTGCAATATCTTCTTTGAGAAGTTGGCAAAGACACAAGCGAAAACGGTTATAGGATTTGGCGAAATGCTGAAAAAGCTGGAAGGGATAACCGATAAATTCGAGTTGATGAAGATCAGCAAGCAGGTGTTCAAACATTGTCCATAAAGCATGATAAAGGCATTGTGCATAATAACAGTAATTGCTTTGTTCCTGATGTGGATATGGTTTGACCCGCAGAATGTCAGCCATAGTGATTTTAAAAGGAAAAAGTAAAGTGTTTCATAGTTACGTGGGTTTAACAACGGGCTGGTCTATTCTTAGACTGGCTTTTTTGTTTGTAAAAAATAAATTTTGTTATTTCAAAAACAGTAATTAGTTTTACATCGCAAATGCGGAAGTTCCAATATTTGCAAAGCATGTTCCAACCTTCTTGCCTTTAGGTAGTACCTAAATAGAGTTGTCCGGAGTCCGGGATGCGAAATCTGAATAAAATCATTTTTCTCTAAACGTACTTAACAAACTCTATTCACAATGGCTGCTTCAGATAATTTTGGCAACTCGGCACTCCTCGGATTTCAGGGGCGCATGTTAAAGAACCTTGCACAATTCGAAACAAGGGAATTGGACACAATGGCGCTCGTTTACGCGCTGGAAAATCAACAGGTTTACGAAAATCTTTATGACGTTAACTCGGTGAAACAATCCGCGCAACGTCCTTTGTACCTGTATGCTTTCAACCGTATAACCACCGCAAACGGTTCCGGTATGACCTCGTTCCCGACAGGTGGGCAGGGAACAACAGCGCAGATCGCCCTTTCCTTCGTTTCCTTCACGCAGAACTTCTCGACATGGAACGTCAACGGCTTGGATAACGTTGAGGACTTCGACAGGATATTCGCTAATGCCAGCACACAGGCAATGCGCCAGATACGCACAGGCTTGCGGCAATATATCACCAACTTCCTGTACACCAACCGTACACAGGTAGGGGCTTCTTCTTCTGGCACCGGGGTATTGAAGGGTGCGAATTTCAATGCAACGACAAACTGTTTTGAGATTTCAAGCAACCAGCCTTACTCCATCATGGAGAGCGTGATGCAGCAGAACGGATATGGTGATTACTATTATGATATGTTCTGCGATACAGCGATGTACCAGAACTTCCGTTTCAGTTCACAGCAAGGCTCAATGAACGCCACCAACCTGGCATGGCAGTTCGCTAAGATGCCTACCAAACCCGGCAGCGGCTATCTCGATAACCTTTGGCAAGACCTGAACCTCGGTACAACAGTACCGATACAGAGCCAATACACCACAGGTACATGCCTGATGATGCCAACGAGCCAGCCTTTCGCTTTCGTTACATGGATGCCAGCATTGTACTATGCAGACCTGCCAAACAACAAAGGCAAGCTGAACAACATGGATGCCTTTGCATCATACAATGGCGGATATGGCACCATAGGAGATGACAAGCTGAAAAAGCTGAACTACATGCTGTTCGGGTGGAACACACAGACCGATACATCGGCGCAGAATGGCCTTGCACAATCACAGGTGCAGCAATGGCAGATAGGCGTAAATGTGGCTATGATTACCGCCTATATCAGCAATGCCGGTGAAACAACCATCTACCAGTTTGCTCTTGTTCCATAAGATGATATAAACGCCTGCCGGTTAGCAATACCCGGCAGGTTTCTTTTATTACATCGTCAATCATTAAAAAAGGGACATACACATTCATTCAGGCACTAACCATTTTAAAAATAAAAACACCAATGAAAAAGATACTTTTTTTGTCAGCCCTTACAAGCCTTATCACTTTATCGGCCTTTGCGCAAGTACCAACATCTGCAACATTCCCGCCTAACCAATTGCTGATACAGCGGTTGAATACGCAAAACTATACGCAGCTTACCCCTACGTACTATCACGGTGCCGGGACTAATGCAATAGTAGGACATGATACCCTGATGGGTGTAGATACCATTGCGATGTTCTGGCAGTTCGGTGCGCCATACAACCTGAAACTATCCATTAAAACCAATGTGCTTACTGATAGCCTGGTTGGACATATTTACGCCTTTGCAAGTGAAGATAATGTAACATGGCAGGCAGTTACAGGGATTACTACTGTATGTACTACCTGCGTAGGGGCAAGCCAGACATTATCAGCTACTACCGGCGTACATAGGTATGTATATGATCTGGGTAATACTAATTTTCCTTACTGGAGAGTATGGGTTACAAGTTCCGGCGCACCTGATACAGTGGTATGTACGGGTGTGGGGATATATGCAGGCACAGGAAACTAAGGATAAAATGAAATGGCATTACCTGCAATACAAGGCGCATCAAGTTTTTTCGTAGGGGCAAACTCGACTTATACCAACGCAACAGCAGGTGGTGTATGGTCAAGCGGTGATAATACTATTTTAACGATTGATGGTGCAACAGGAATAGCCACAGGAGTAGCGGAAGGTGCAACGCAAATAATTTATACGGAAGGGGGGAATAGCACAGCCCTGAACGTACAAATAAACCAAGTAGGCCAGATAACAAACGGATTCAACCCTACACTTGTTTTAGGGGCATTGCAAAATGAAATCCTTTGGCCATCACAAGGTACAAGCAATTCGGGCAGATACTTTCCCAACTTTCACCCGATATGCGATGAAACAATACTAAAAGCTCTTTGCAATACAGGTACGGATTACCCAACGTTCCTAAGTTCTTTGAATAAATCGTGCATACTTGATTGTGTAAATGCAGTTTACAACAAACCGCAGCTTATTGACAAATCAAAGTTAGTGTTCCAGCGTTCAGACATAATGCTGGTTACACAACCGGTAATGAACCAAGACCCACCACAGTTTGTAGGTTTGAAGTTCCAATTGGCACCGGGAGATTACGGGATTAAGGTGAGTAACCTGATGTTATTTTTCAATGAGACGATAACATTTCCTATCTACCTGTACAATGACTTTGACGAAGCCCCTCTGTATAAGTTGATGGTTACGACAAGTGCCAACCAACAGAAGATAATAAACCTGCAAAATAATGTGTTCCTGAATTACCTCACTCCTTCGATAAATAAAGGTGGTATATGGTACTTAGGGTATTATCAGGCAGATGTAATCGCGGCAAGCGCAACAGCAAAAGCGATATTTTACCCGATAGTCATCAACACTTTCCATCCGGTAGTATGTTGGTCGTATTCAGCGCCTACTTTCATAGATAGCCTGAATCAGTTGAATTTCCAGAGGCAGATAGTCGGGGCAAACAACCTCACCTATGGAATGAACTTGGAAATATCAACGATGTTGGATGCAACCAATGACATTGTAGAGAATCCCTCATTATGGGATAATCTGATAGGCTTAAAGATGGCCTGCAAGGTGATTGAGCATTGCATATTCTCTTATCGTAGAAATGATGTGCAAAGCATAGTGCAGAGCCTCGGAGGTTTGGACAGATTGAATACGGAATTGAATGGCAAAAGTGCAAACTGGCAGGATGGTTCACCAAAGATAGTAGGACTGATCGAAAAGGTAAATGATGCTGTTCAGACCGTGAAACAAGGCTTTGAGAATGAATTTTTTGGGGGTGTAGGTTTGATAAAAGTTGACTAAAAAAACAAGATGCCACAATTCACATTACCAAATCCTGATGGCTTAGACTGGTACATACAACAGCTACAAGGTCGTTTGTACAACTACTTTAAGACACTTTGGAATGTGGCAGATGATACCCGGTGGAATTGTTTTGGACGTGGTTACAGGAATTACAGTAAGGAGCAGGGCGGATACATTTTGGAGTTCTTTAACCCAAGCGATACGAACACTACGAATAATTATGTAGGCAGCAGCGGGGTAAATTCAGGGGCAGTATTTTACGATGACAATTTCGACATAGTAAGCGTATTCGCCCTCGGTGATCCTGAAAAGAAAAATGATATTCGTGATGATGTGGCAAATGTGCGGTTATTGTTCTTTATGAACCTTGCAAACCTTACACCAGGAGGAATACCTCTGAACCAGCAACACGGGCAAAGGCTTGATGAAGTGGTGGTGAACGATGTAAAAAACTTTATGCTGTGTAACGGTTGCAGTTTTACGATAACGAATACCTACCGGGACATAGACAAAGTATTGCAGGATTATAGCGGGAGTGTGAAGAAACTGGCATTGCTGGACGATATGCACCCTAAATTTTGTTTCCGATTGGATTTGACAATACCATATAACCCTTTTCAGAACGTTTCAAAGTACAGTAATAATTAACCTCTAAAATACCTATCAAAATGGCAGACAGTAACGTAAATCTCAACTCAACCGTACTTAGCGGCAATACGGGGCTAATCAATGCTTTCCCAGACTTGGGGATACTTACCGCAGTCGTATTAGTGCCGAAAGGAACTATCATCCCTGCTTCCGCGATGGTAAGCACATCCGCCTTTGAAACCTATGTAAATGGCAAGTTTATTGCTGATTTACGCAAAAACAGGTGGTTTGCTTTCAATGGCTTGGATAAGTTCACGGACGAAACCAAGAAAGTGGTAAGCGAAGATACCGGGATATATCAGTTCGATATTTTCTCATTCCCAAATAAGTTCTCTTTCCGTATGATGAAGAACGCCGGGAATATGGGTAATTTCATCGAGGCTACCCGGTTCCAGAACACACAGGCTTTCTTTGATATTTTCTTCATAGACAGTAACGGTAACTGTCATGGCACAGTTGACCAGACAGGCGGCGGCGGGTTACAGGCGTATGACCTGCAACAGTTCTTCGTACCACCAAGCATGAGGCGTACCGTATCAACCAACAACCAGTATATGGTAAATGTGCAGTTGTCAAGTTCATACGAGACAAACGGCGGGTTTGCATTGTATCAGGCTGGCTACGATGCTGCCAACATTGCCATGCTGCAAAATGCAGTAATGAGTGATGTAAGCGCGGTACTTGGTACGCCGCTTACCATCACCACCACTACGGATATTGTATGTATCCTGAAAGCAGGTGAGGGAAGTGAGGATTTGGCAAGCCCCGGATATTACCAGAGCGCACTTACAAAGGCTTGCTTTGTGGCCAGCAACCTGACACTTGGAACAACGCTTACTATCTCAACCCTTACCAAAGGAACGATAGTAGTGGCAGGTCAGGTGTATAACTACCTGTGGTTTATCCTGAGTGCCGCACCAACGGTAGGCAATGTGGTACAGATAGCACTTGCGGCACCAAGCGCAGTAAATGCCATCATACCCGGCTTTGATGCTGTAACAGAGATTGTGCAGGTGGGCGTGGATAGCGCAAATGCAGCAGTCCATACATTCTAATCTTTTACCGAGGGGTGCGGAGTGATCTGCGCCCCTTAACTATTTTCTCATGGAAACATACGAGGTTAATTTATCAAGTTGGGATGTTGAATTTGTAAAATCATTTCCTAATTTCTTTGCTTTTGCGGAGTGGGATGCAACAAGGACAAAGCCCACCCCGGAAGATGAATTGAAAGCAGTGTATGAGGCTATTGTGCCACCAGTGAAGGTTGAGAAAAAGCAAGGAGGTGCAATGACCTCATCCCCAGTAGTTGAAAAGCCAAAGGTTGAAGAAACGCCAATCAATCCTGAAAACGACCATAATGCTGAATAATGTGCAGCCCGAGACAATTCAGGGAAAGGGCAGAGGCATTGCGAAGCGGGATACTTGCAATAGCAGGTGAAACGATGCTCGAGCATAAAGAGGAAATAGTTGGCTTGGTAATCAACCAACAGCAAGAGCAGCATGTGGACAGCAACGACCAGCCATTAAAGCCATATTCCAGGCGATACAGATTGTTGAAAGAGCAGTTAGGCAAGAGTGGGGAAACGGACTTTGATTTGACGGGGCAGATGCACGCTGAAATGAATTTAACTATTGACGGTGATACTTACTCTATTGATAGCCCTGCTACTACTGAGAACGGCGAACTTAAAAGCGAGTGGCTCAAAAAGTGGAACAACGATGCGCCGATCATGGAGCTTACGCCGGAGAACAAAATCGAAGCATGGGGAATAATCAAGGAATCGTTTATGGAGAAAGTGAATGAGGTACTTGTCTTAGATTAAAAACCCCTCGTTGGAGCTAAGGGGTTTTTTAATTATTACGCATAATAGGGTAGATAGGATAAACCCATTGTAAAAATACAACTATTCTATTATGCAGCACAAAAATATTTCTTCAAAAGTTCAGGGTTGGATATTCATATCGCTGGTACTCCTTTGGGTGCTGGTTTTAACTTTTTTGTTCAACTTCGGACATTGGAAGTATGGGATATCTGTTTTCCTGCTTCCTTTCGCCATAGAGTACGTTTGCCGGTGCATAAAAGCAAAAAAGGTAATAGTACCCCATAAGGAGAAAAAACCCACAAATACCCACAAAATAACACCGGAATTGCCCGCTAACCTGATTACCTCAATATCTGTGCTTACGGTTTACCAGTTTACAAGGTGCTATGCTTATGATGACCTGAATGTTTTGGACGTATGGCATGTGAAACCGGAAGGATGCAGACAGGGTCAACATGGGGAAATAAAGAAGTGTTGGGAGCATTTATTGAGCGATTACCATGCAGCCGTAAAGAATGACAATCTCATTAACCGGATAAAACTCATGCGCCGAAAGACGATCATTGATATACGGAAGGAAACGGCAGATAAGTTCGGGACGATGCTAAAAGAAGCATATAGCCCACACCTTGCCGGGGAACTGCGCAAAATATTCAAAGAGTACAAACTCACTATTGATACGGTGCATAAAGACCTTAAACAACTGCAAACCGCATTGATAAAAGAGAAAAGGGAACGGGACAGGATTGTGAGGGAACTTGATGATATGGACAAGGGAATAAAAAAAGACCTTACCCCGGAAGAAAAGGAAATCGATATAGTGGATATGCTTATAGAAATACGCAAGCATGAGCAAACGAACTACAATGCAAAGGAAATGACGGTTTTGGAATTTGCCCGGTGCCAAAACAGGTTAACGGCTCATTATGAAAGACTAAAGCAACAAACAAACAATGGCTGACGCGATTAGTAATATAGTTGACCCCTCGGTCTATCCTGAATTAGACAAGCTCATAGCCAAATTGGTTGATGTGGAAGGGGAGATTACGACCATCAATAACAAGAACATATCCATAATGGTGGATATGAAAGGGGCGGAGAATCTTACAAGATTAACCGAACTTATCAACCAGCAGCAGGTAAATATTGAGAAACTGAATGGTAGCACACAGGAGTATATTGGAACTGCTAATCAATTAGGGCAAGTACAAGCACAAATAGGAACAGCATCAGCGGCTACTGTGCGCACCCTTGTGGAGCAAAAGCAAGAATTGGGTTATGTAAACCAACAGATAAAATTCCTTAACCAAGACCTTGCAATTGGGGCGGGTAATTATGAAAAAAATATAGCTCTACTTACTACCTATACCCAACGCCAGATACAGCTAAAACAGGAGATAAACCAAACATCTACCGCGCTCAAAGATGTAACCGTAAATGTAAATCAGACTAATAATTCATTTACTGTAATGGGTGTGAATGTGGAATCAGTATTTGCAAGAATGGCAGTAAGAATGATTGCCATGCAATTACTTTTTGTCCCGATCATTGACGGGATTACGGCGGCGGTTGAATGGTTTACAAAACTTTCAGATGCGGAACAATTGGCGGCAGATAGATTGAAAGAATACAATGATGAAATGAAAGAAACGGCGAATATAGCAGCCGGAGAAAAGGCATTAACTACAGCAAATATTATAAAGGAAAGGCAAGAAGCAGATAGATTGATTTCTACTCTTGCGGATGAAAAGGCAACGCGTTTGGCAAAACTGGATGCTATAAAGCAATTGCAAGCATTACAACCAGGATTATTGAATGGTTATAAAGAAGAAGCATTATTGAATCTCAAAAGTACCGATGAAATACAAAATCATTCAAATGCTATAACCAATTTAGAAGGTAAAATAAATTCGCTGAATAAAACCTACAATGCACAGGTAGATATTTTTTCAAAGACAAAAGACAAAGTAGATGATTTGAAAAAAGTGTACGGTGATAAATGGATGGAAGGTGATAAAACTACCGCCGCGAATTTCACAAAGCAATTGGACGATATGACCAAATCGGGCATTGAGCTTGATGCGCTGAAACGTCAATTAGCTAATATAGATAGCCCGGAAGAAAATCTAAATAAGCCAAAAAAAGAAAAATCAGATTACGAAATAAAGAAACGGGCTATTGAGGCGGAATTCGAATTGAATAAAAGGAGAATTGAGGGTGAAAGAGATACTGCAAAAAAAATACTTGATAATGAAGATCTTTCTCTAAATGAAAGATATAAAGCAAACTTTGATTATCAGGCTTCCCTTATTGACTTATCATCGAATGAACTGAATAAGGGGAGGAAAATAAATAATCTCGATGTAGAATATAAAAAGGAAAACCCCAAAACAGCACTTGATAAAAATAAAGCCGAGGCATTAAAATATGAAAATGATTTTCAGAAAATAAAAGCTGATGGCATCGCTCGTATAGATGCTATGCAGAAAGCATCTGATGAAAAATGGGTAAAGTCTCAAAAAGATAAATTTGAAGAATCGCAGGCACTTGAATTGCATAACTCGGCTTACGAGGAAACTTTACTCAATAAGCGGCTTAAAAACAATCTTATAAGTCAGGAAGATTATGAAACAGAACTTGATAAACTTTTAGAAAAAAGGAAAGAAAAGGAACTTGAAGCGCAATTAGCATTTGATAAAGAACTCGCATTTAGTGGAAAACTAACTGATGATGAAAAAGCCGCATTACTTAAAAAAATTGCTCAATTAGAGGCGGAAATTGCCGCTCTTACAGGCAAGAAGAAAAAAGATGATGAAAAGCCGACCGGGGCTTTCCCGGAATTGGAGCAAGGTATTGCAGATTTAAAACCAGTAGAAGGTGAAAACCCACAGCAAAAGTTTGCGCGAGAACTTGACGCACTTAAAAACTTTAGTGCGCAATCAATAGAAATTTATCAGGAATTAGCCGCAGCAATCAAGCAAATAAATGATAACCAAATAGCGCAGGAACAGCAGAACCTTGAAATAAAAAGCAGGGCGATACAATTAGCCTACCGGGAGCAGGTAGACGCAGTTAATGCAAGCGCGGGCTACCAGATTACTAAAGAAAACGAACTCGCTAAAATGGCCGCTCAAAATGCCGCGCAGCAAAATGCCATACAACAGCAGCAGAACCAATTAGCACTAAAGAAAGCTATTAGTGATAAGACGGCGGCAGAGGCCGGGATTGTAGCGAATACAGCCCTTGCAATAACCAAGGCTTTACCTATGCTTGGCACACCTGCAACAGCAGCGATAGGGGCAGCGGAAATCGCTTTAATATCCGCTATTGGCGCGGTACAATATGCGGCGGCGGCATCCACACCATTACCACAATTTGAGGGTGGTGGTACAACTTACACCAAATACTTCATTGCAGGTGAAGCAGGGGCGGAGAGAATGACAACCCCTGATGGACAAACAATGATTGCAGATAAGCCCGGTATCTATTCAGCACCAATAGGCACAAAGATTGATACGGCAGCGGAAACAGCGGCACTTATGAGGTTTGCATCGGCTAATATCGGATTGTCTGTTGACAGCAGGGGCGAATTAAAAGAGGGAAAAAATGAAATGACTGATAAGCGGATAGTTGAAAAGCTGGATGACCTGAATGATACTATGCGCCAAACTGCAATGATGCAAAAGACTATTAAAAACCATATCAATATATCAGGCCGTAATGACCTGCAACTTTATCAATAATGGCATTTGACCCTACATATAAAATGTCCATTCAGGATGCGAATGGTAACTATTATTCAGCTACTCAAAGTGCGGCGGATGGTTCATGGAGCGTTACAACTTCACCAACACTCGCGTATGTAAATATATTGCCGGACGGATGGGCAGACTTAACGATACAATGGGAGCGCGACACCAACTATTTAGGTATTTATCGCAGTCGAAGTGACCAAGGATTTAAGTTTTCGCAGAATGCAAGGGCTATTATTAAATATATCCGTAGTACACAGGGAATAGTGGGGTATGGACTATTGAATATCTACATTTTAAATTATTCCGATACTGCTATAACATACCCTGTTTATTATAGTTCGG